ATTTTCCCAATCATTCATAACAATATCCACCCATTTTTCTAAATCCTTGGTAATTTTAGCCGGGTAACTATATGCATCTATAAAACCTCCTGAAAAATTCCGGAACGTTTTAATGTCATTTATATAATTAGATTGGGCTTTAATAATATCATTATTTAAATTATACTCTATCAAAATATCCACATCATATTCTTGCATCATCTCAATGGTACAATAGAATATATTGTTTTTTATTTTAATATCTTTTATATTGTCGCATTCAAATAAATTTTTCAAAATTTGTTCTATATCATCTATAGGAAAATTTGATTTCGCTTCATTTATCAATCCTATTTCCCCATCAATTAATTCAAATAATATATTTTCACTTAAATGTTTCATATCATTTTGCTTATTTTCCTAAATAACCTTGTGATTTCCAACCTGTTATTATTTGTTTTAATGTGGCCGTTGCGTAATGTCGGCGATAAAATGATAGACGTTTGCCATATTGATCGTATAGTCTATCCAATTCGGATTTTTTAATGGTTGCCGAATATACAAATAATTCATATTTTGGGGGCTCCCCTATGGAACCGGCATATGAGTATTTGAGTGATACCTTACCCAAATCCTTCCATTTTTGCTTACCTATAATTTTCTCAATATCCTTAATCGATCTCCATTCCTGACCATCATTAAAGCGTATACCTCCATTGGCACACATATAACCCTTATCGTCCTCGGGGGACCAAATAAGACATGCCCTGTTTCTTCCGGTGGTAAGGTCAAGGTTACTATCGATATAATCATTTGTTTTCAATGCAATTACCTTTACCTCATCATTATTGACCATTGGCCGGGTTAGGCCTCCAAGTGCCTCCATTATTTTATTTTTGAGTGTTTCCATATTTTATATTTCCTTTTTTTATAAATGGATTATCCCAGTTGATTGTAATATATAGGGAAATACCAAAAAATTTAAGGTAATAATTATAAATTTTTCACATCCGTATCGCAAACAAATGATTTTGCCTGAATATTGGCCTTCATAGCGTAATATTTTGTGATTTTTCCCGGATTTCCGGTACATTTAAAGGTACCATCTATTTTGGCACATCCAATCAGGCCGTCAATGCCTTCAATGCCACAATCGCAAACATTATATACGCCGCCCAATTCATCGGTGCCGCAAATTGTTTTTGGTCCCTCCTTCAATGATGTCAATCTTGGATTATGATGTGCTATGAATTGTACACAACATTTTGGTGCTCCGGTTAAGGCCGTCAAATTATTATTTGAACAATTATACACATCCACAACAAGCGGTCCGCCACGTAATGTTCTTAATGCCGGATTATTTGCACAATTAAATGCATTGCATTCCTCCGGACAGCCACGTAATACCTTCAAGTCATTATTACTTATATCAAAATTACCTGCTATATATTTGAATTGGATAAATGATGGGAATGACGATAATCCCTTTCCGGATAAATCCACATCACCATCAACGTTGATTGTCATATCGCCATTAATGCGGTAGTTTTTTAATCCCATTTTCTTACACCAACCAACAATTTTTAGGTATGTATCATTACCCTCTATATTAAGTGGTGTATTACCAATATGTTTTTGTTCGGTTATAAAATTATAAAGATGTTCCATTATATATCTTTTATTTAAATAAAAATAGGGGGTTGCCCCCCCCCTATTTTTAGGAATTTGTTAATTATTCAATTATTTGTGAACTTAAACCACCTGTTTTGTAAAGTGTTAACTCCTGTACCATCTTACCGGCACACATGGCAGGTTCAATATTAATTGAGATAACCAACATTTCGTTATCGATAATTTCATTTGTGTTATTGCTTCTATCACAAACGTTTTCGAAGCGTGTAATACCACCATTTGTAACACAGGTTTCACAAATCTTATCGGCACGCGATTTAAGTGTGTCACGTAATGAGGCCGTATTCTTATCCCAGTGGTAGGCCTTCATCATATTTTCGATTTCGTCTTGTAGGAATATTGTCAACTCACGTACGTGGATTTTACTCAAAGCCGTTTCCGGTTTTTGTTTTGCCGTTTGGTTTGAGTTGATATATGTACCGATAAGTGGCTCGTATACCATGGCATTTACACCCATTGGTTCCAATATATCCAAATCGGCGCGCGAGAAGTTGTAATCAGGTCCGACCAATCCCGGAGCCGTTAGATAACCATATTTTGCGCCTGCAACGGCGTCAAATACGTGACGTGTTGTAAATTTATCCATAAATAGGTTACTTACCAATGCGGCGGCAGGAACAACGGTATTAACGGTTCCATCCGAAAATACAAGCGGTGTGTTATATGAGCAGAAACTTGCGCCATTTCCTTCACCGGCCAACGAGAATCTTACGCTTGCAGGTTTTTGTTTATTACATCCATCGGCAATGTATTTAACCTGGAATCTGCCATTTGAATCCTTGAATGATGCATATGGGCAGGTCTTAAATGTATTAACCGATGGGAAGTTAACGAATGCGAACGCATCGCCATTTTCCTTCGCAATTAATGAAATTGTCGACTGACACTCGGCCTCAACCAAACCTTCGAATGTTGAAACAATATATCTCCACGTTACATCCTTACGGTTAGTCAATCCAATACGGATACCTTCATAATCGGTCAATGCCGAAAGAATTGTTTTCTGCCATTGGAGTTTATCCCATTGATTCAACGATGCAGGTTTCATATCGGAATCCATTTGTGTATAACCTTCAATATAAATTGGTTCACTATTGGTATTGATATCACCCATTGTGTGTGAATACAAATAAATACCATCAGGTTCGGTACCAAATATGTCGCGGCTGAATTTGATTGTTATATCGGTTGGCTCGGTATCGTCACCATCCGCATATCCAACGGTAACCTCCGAAATTGTTGATAAACGGCCATCCTTTGCGATTACACGATCACCAACGGCAAGCCCGGATGCAATCCATTTTTGGGCATTTCCACTTTGTAAATATGCAGGGGAATCACCTTGTGCCGCAACATATGCATCACCATCACCAAATGAGTATTTGTAGAAGTTGATTGAAGCGGAATCGCCTTCGATTGTATTAAATTCGAATGACCCGGTTACAGGGGAACCTTCGGTTTCAACCCATTCACCTACGGAAATTGTTGCCGTAACACCATTAGGAATATTGAATATACCATTTTTGATACCAATCATTTCAGGGGAACCCGGTAACATTTCAAGCGATCCGACACCTGTTGTTGAAATCATATCAACCGTAAATGGTTTATCCTCACCTTTTATTTTATATACACCATTATCCAACAAATCACTATTGAAATTCATCATCATTTTGTGGATTGAATAATCCGCGTTGAATAATAAATCCAATGAAATGTAATTTTCACGTGAATCCTTGAAGAATGGTAATGTCACACCGGCGTATACATTAATAAAGTTGGATGCATCATCCTCCGAAAGGGCCTCCAACGTATTAACCTTGTCACCGAATGAATTTTCAATATATGGTTTCAAAACAACGTTACCATCATTCGTAATATCGAAATAACGTTTTAAATTTGAGGTTGAAACCACATCCTTTGTGAATTTACCTCTAAATACATATATCTTCATAAGGAAATCCGAAACCATCATATCCTCATAACCCTCAAAGTATGTAGGCATTTCCTCCGATGCAACGGCCGAATACCATTCCTTGATTGTAACATCATAACGGTTGTCGGTATATCCGCACATAAAGATTGTATTTGATGAATCCTTTGAATCCGCTGCAACAACGGAAACATATTTATTTAATATTTGGTTTCCTTTTTCATCAACGGCCTCAATGGCTGTCGAAGGACTTAAAGCCCAAAATCTTGTGGTATCATAAATATCCTCGATTTTAAGATCCTTCAATTCGAATGCCTTAAATTCATCAGGATTTTCACCACCCGCCTCAATCAATTCATCCTTAACCGGATTGAATGTAATACCTTTTACATAACTATACTTTTTGGCATCCTCACCTTCGCCATATGTGAATTTTTTAAGGTTCAATGCCAAAATAGGGCCACGTTCAAGTGCCTGTAATGCATTACGATGGAAGTACACACCACGTTTCTCCAATTGTCTTGAGATACCACCGAAAATACGGATAAATTCCGTTTGGTTTTTAACGTAAACCGGTGTATTGAATGGGCCTTTGTTGGAATAACCAACGACCAATCTTAATATCTCCGCAGTTGGATTGTCACGTTGTGACTTATCCCAAACAAAGCGATAAAAACCGCTCGATTTGATGTTTGCTAAATAACTTGGTATACTCATTTTATAATATTTTTTTAATATAAAAATAAATAAAGTGCCATGCAAAATTAAATTTTACCATATATTAGGAGAAACAATTAAAAAAAATAATATCCGGACTTATTTTTTAGAAAAATATTCCCTATGAATTTTTGGATTTTTGGCTCAAATAGAACTGTTATTGCATACGGCAAAACACCGGTCATTAAGGCCGTTAGTGCACGTTGGGCAAGTTTATTGGTAATTGATTTAAATTTGGGTATTAAAAACTTTACCCTTAATAATAATACAATAACATGCCATAAACAAAAGGTTGCGACCGTAATTTCGAAATATGAATTTATTAATAATATTTTCAATCCGAAACCAAAGCCACAACCAAAACCTCAACCGGTAAACCCTATTGAGGTGATTGGGACAATCCAACCGGAGGAACCTATAATTATAGAGGAAATCCCGGAGGAGGAAATTAAGGTGGAGGAAAAGGTTAAGAAACCAAAGTTTCTTCCACATATCGTAGTACGTGATGAGGAAAAGGTTGTGGAACCGGTATATGGCCCGGGATTTGAGGTCATTATTAAACCACCGGTTGAACAACCGGAACCAATCGTTGAGGAACCTGCCGTAATTGAGGAGGTAAAACCTGAACCGGTTGAGGGAAAGGTGGAGGAAAAGGTTGAGGAACCGAAACCTAAAAAGAAACGTAAATATACAAAACGAAAAAAATCCAATAAGGAGTAAAAAATAAGGTCCATAATTAAATTTATGGACCTTTTTTTATATATTAATATGTAAGTTAAATTTAAAGGATGGAAATATGAAGTCAACGGTTAGATTTTGGAATGGTGAATTAAGTAACATCGATGGTTGGGAATGTTTTATTTACGATAGAATGACCAATACCGATAAAACCCGCAAGGATAAAACCAACCGTCGGTATTACCGTTATTATAATGACGGCGATTTTCCACGTGGCCTAAAACAGGAAAATGGTAATCCAATTTATGGTTGGATGAACGGCTCCGCCGCAGGCAGACAAATTATCGAAACCGCCTTGGAAAAAACGGTTGAGAATAATGCAAGATATATGATTAAAAAATATATGACGCCCGAAAACCGTCAGGAGTTTTATAAGTACGAATACCGTATTTATAAGGCGAATATATTTGAGGATGTTAGAAGATGGGACGGATTTGCATATTGGCTTGATAAAAACCGTGTAATTAAACGAATTTGGGACGCCGAAGGTTTTAAGGAATTATTTGAAAGATACACGGCCGCACGTGAGGCGATCAACGATTTTGCCGGTGTGAAAAATCGGAGTGTTATTTATATAATTAATAATTTTGACGTTCCGGAGGACCTTGTAACGAACTGCCGAAGGGTCGCAGTGGAAATGAATGTTTTTTTAATAAAGGAATTTTCCAAAATTGAGGAACAATATGGATATTTTGAGGTAAAATAAACCACACCACAATAAAACCCGGACCGGAAATTAAATTTTTCGGTCCTTTTTTATATATAATATTTAATATATGGAAATTCACCTCTAATATACATTAAATATGAAGTATACAAGTTTAAAAATTTCAACAACCGGGCTTGACCGGATGAAGGATGAATTATTAAGAATCGTCATAATTGAATTTGAGGTGGACGACTCCCTCAAGCCATATCAGGTCAAGGTTGTCCAACAACACGATATATTTATTAAACCGAAGGTGGACTTTGAGGTTGATCCGGAATACAATTCCTTTACGAAGGAGGATGTGCTGGAAAAAGGATATGAATTTACCCCACAGGTTTCGAAGGCGATAGCAAAATACATTGAAGGTAAAAATCTCACCGGTTTCAATGTCGACAATTTCGATATATGTTTCCTATATGAATACTATAAACGAAATGGGTTTACCCTCGACCTATCCGAAACAAAAACATTTGATACAATGTTGATGGATATTAAATTATATCCAAGAAATTTCGAAGGCATATATAAAAGATATACCGGTCGGCAAATAGAACCTGAAAAAACAAAGGATTCATTATTTGTGGCCCAATCAAATATGGACATATTTGCGGTGGAATTTATTCAATGTCGGGAACAGCAATTCCTACAGGATATTGGCCTCCCGGTATTATCACCGGAGCATTTCGTCGAGGATATAGGCGGTAGTATAGTATTTTGCAACGGCAAATACCAACATAAGGATGTCGCCGATATTTGTAAACAGGACCCCCAATATATCAAATGGATATTCTCGGTGGCAACCGACCGGACGAAGGAGACCATAAAAAATTATTTTTATAAAAAATATCCACAAACCCTAAAATAATGGATTAAATGTGGTATTCTTTATATGATAATTTAAGTTTAATTTTAATATTTATTTTTAATGACAAAAAATTTTATTCAGCATTGTGAGCCTACGGAGATCGAATGGCCACAATACCACAATGAACAGGAAAGAATTAAATTATTTTCCGAAAAGTTCAAAAACACACCATTGGAGGACGCATTCTCCGAGGTTTATGGTGTAAAAATCAATATTACAAACGACGAGGATAAGGATATAATCAATTCGTTACCTCGTGAGGTTGAATTAGGTGAAACCATCGCGGTTCGAATCCTTTCCGTCGGCAAGGAAAGCATCGGCATTGATGCCTATAATGTAAAGGAGAACATCGTTTGCAAAAACAACCTCTACAAATACAAAAAGTTCCAATCCCCTCTACATGAGCCAATTGAATGGTCCGCAAAGGTTATCAAAAAGGACAACAAACAGGTAATTGTGGATATTATGGAACCAATGATTGATTCCTGGAAGGAGGAAATCACATTACGTCCATTGGATCAATATAACGTTGCGGAGGACAAGTCAACCTACGCGGTTGGATTAAAACTAATTAGTGGGGGATATTTATGTAAGGTTTGTGTTCCGGAGGTAAGTGAATTTATTGGTGAGGATTATTTCATCGATGCGTTCATTCCAGGTTCCCAAATCGTATTAAATATCGAAAATGATTTTTCACGTTGGGAAGGCAAATCGGTACGTGTATTCGTAACGAACTTTATGCCATCACCTTCGGATCCAAGTAAAATGGTCGCCGTTTGTTCCGTTAAGAAGTATTTACAACATATTGGTAATGTAAATACGATTAATATGTTCAAACATTATACCGATGGTGTGGATGGAACGGAATGGTGGAAATCCTTTACAAAACAACCAATTGGTGGTATCGTAACCGGAGTTATCAACTCAAGCAAACGTTGCGGTGTATTTGTGGAACTACCTGATTATCATATTACCGGAATGGTAATGTTGAAACCGCAGGAAATTGTTAAGTATGCACCACAAATGAAAATCAACGTAAACCTTACCGGATTCGACCTGCCAACATATTACAATGATATGGTTGGACAGGTGCAACACGGAGTACCATACGTATTCAATGACATTAATCCAAATATATTGGAGAGATGTGATTTGAAACCGGTGCTTACGATTGCGGATTAAACCTTTCCGGGATAATCGAAATCGATTTCAATATCATTATATTTAAGACGGAGGTCAAACGTTTCGGCTTGACGCTCCGCTCTTGAATATGAAAAATCAATACCATCGAGGGAATCAATTAAAATATCACGTAATATGATTTTACAGGTTACCTCCCCAAGTTCATTCAATATAAAAATTATAAGGTCGTCATCCGGTTGTACCGCGGGTGCCTTTGATTGTTTTATAAGGATGGTTTCGTATAACATTAAATAATTATAAAGGCCGACATTCATTCTAAACGTTACGGAAATGGTATCCTCAATAAGGTTAAGTGTATTTGCCGGAGATATGTATTTTTGGGCCTTACTTGGTTCAATACCTTGCCCACGCAAATCCTCACGTCCTTGTAATCCATTAAAATTATTTCCACCGTGTTGTTGTTGCTCCGCAATCAAATCACTTATACCCGGAAAATGAAAACCTTGAATGGATTCATTGAGATAATCAATTGGTGTTGTGATTACATTCGTATTTTCATCCAGGACCTTTTGATACTTTTCGGTAACCGATGGAGGTAGGAATGTTTTATCGAATGAAATACGAAATAAATCATAACGTGGGGATAACGATAAGGATATTGAAGTTGGCATTCTATAAATATTTTTTAAAAAAATAATATCGGTAAAAATTAAATTTTAATATGAAACTTATTATATTAACCATAAATAATTTTTAATTATGCTAATTACAAAAATTTTCAATGTTGAATCGGCTCACATAGTACGAAACTGTACAAGTGAACGCTGCAGTCACTCAATACACGGCCATAGTGCGGTAATTGAGGTGACATTTGAGGCAAAAGGATTGGATAACGCCCAAATGGTTATGGATTTCGGATTGATGAAGAATGAAATCAAATCCTTCATCGATGGTATGGATCATTGTTATTTACTATGTGATCGGGACAAGGATGAATTTAGAAAATTCATAAAGGAAAATTGTGACCGATGGATAGAGTTACCATTCAATCCAAGTGCGGAAATGCTTTCGATGTTTATATATTATGGTATAACAAAAATATTGGAATCCATAAAATTTTCAAATGGTGAGAAAAATGTATCGGTTCATTCGGTCAAATACCACGAAACAAAATCCGGTTCGGCCACCTGTTTTAAGGACGATATGTTGGATATATGGAATCCATTGGTTGATAAACGTGGCGATTTCGAAATCAATTATAGCCCGGCGGTGGTACGTGATTGGAATTCACCTGAAATGGAGAATATATTTATTAATGGAAAGGATGCCGTTATTTTTATGGATGAAATAAAACAACAAATAAAACTTTATTAATATGACTCCAATTTGTGATTTATTTGTAAGCATTCAAGGGGAGGGAAAATACATGGGTGTACCTTCCATTTTTATTAGGGTAAGTGGGTGTAACCTACGTTGTGTATTCAAGGGCTCAATTTGTGATACACCCTATAGTTCATTCAAACCGGAGGAAACCAAATATACGGTACAGGAGGTTATTGATTTTGTGAAAAATAATCCAAAAATCAGCCACGTGGTAATTACCGGAGGCGAGCCGCTCCTATATGCAAAGGATGAGGATTTCCGTACAATTATCCGGGAATTGAATAAAATGAATAAATTTATCACCATAGAAACCAATGGAACCAAACCAATGTTGGATCCATTAAATTTCAAAATTGGTTTATATAGTGTCAGCCCCAAACTATCCACATCGGTTTGCCCAAAGGAATTATGTGAAAAATATGGTATCCCGGAACAAATGGCGGAACGACATAACAAGGAACGTATTAATATAGACGTTCTTACAAATATCGCCTTATATTCAAACGATTACCAATTCAAGTTTGTTTATAGTGGTCCGGAATGTGTGGATGAAATAGATGAAATATATAGACGTATGGCAAATAAAATCTCCGGTGAGGAGGAATTTACCCGTATGTTTTATTTCAATAACCATCCAAATAAGCATACAATGCTAATGCCGGAGGGAATCACAAACGAATCGATTGCCGAAAAAGGAAAGGAAATCACGGACATATGTATTTCCCGAGGATGGAGTTATACCGATCGTTTACATATACGTTTATTTGGCGACAAAAGAGGTTTTTAAGGTGGAATCGGAGGAAATTAAAAGAAATGGGTTTATTGAGGAGGTAACGAAAAAACAACTTCTTTACGTCCGAAAACTCAATTCCATCCTAAAAAGTTCGGAGGAAAATTTTAAACGATGGGATAAAAAATGGGAGGATTTAAGACAAGGTAATAAATAAAAATATAATTAACATGGGTAAAAATAGTGATATTAAGGTCAAGGACCTAACAAGGGGCTATGATGAAAACTTCAAGCCAACACAGGAGTATTTGGATTCAATGCCGGATTTACAAAACGGGGAATATATGGATATTCCAATCGAATTTGTAGGTATTCATAATTTTCACATCCCTATTCGCATACGTGAAAAGAATGGCGGTACACAGGAGGTTATGGCATCAATTACCGGTGAGGTTAGTTTAGGTGCCCAAAAACGAGGTATTAATATGTCACGTATCATTCGTACCTTTTATAAATCAAAGGATGACATATTCGATATCAAAAACCTTGAAAAGGTATTGACCGACTATAAAAAGGATCTCGACACCTTCGATGCACATATCCTTATGAATTTCAAGTATCGAATTTGGCAGGATGCATTGAGATCCACAAAAATTGTGGAACACGACGAATACAACCACACCATTAAGGAGGAGGTACCCGAAGGTGGATGGCAATACTATAATATCACCTTCGATGTAAATATGGATAAAATCGGTGAGGTGAAAAGAATTCTTTGGGTGGATTTTGTATATAGTTCCGCATGCCCCTGTTCAACCGAATTATCCCTCCACGCGGCATTAAACCGTGGTGTATATGGCATTCCACACTCACAACGTAGTATTGCCCGCCTTGGATTGGATTTTAATATTCCGGAGGATGGTAACATGTTGTGGATTGAGGATGTTGTTGATATGTGCCGTGAGGCGTTGACGACCGAGACGTTGGTATTTTGTAAACGTCAGGATGAACAGGCATTTGCAGAGAAAAATGGTGCCCAGCCAAAGTTTGTGGAGGATGCGATAAGATTTTTGGGTCATAGATTAAATGAATGTCCATTAATTGTGGATTACAAAATCATTTGTTCCCATCAGGAATCATTACATTCACACGATGCGGTTGCGGTAATGACCAAGGGTAAAAAGGATAGTTGTTTTAATCACCACGTAAGTTTGGGTGAGTGGCAATCAATGATGGTTTAGTACGGAAATGGGGGTTGATATTAAAAAATATATCAATTCCCCTTATTTTATATAAAAATAGATGAATATGCCTTTATGGAAACCCCGGATATAAATGAATTAAATAATAGTATACATATCAAAAACGAGGAGTTTTGTAAAACAAAATATCCTGAATTTACCGGGTTTTTGGAAAATAAATATCCAAACATTACACATATTGAACGTTTATATATGTATATACATCCATCCTGTCAACCAAAATGTGAAACTTGTGGGGGGAGTGTTAAATTTATAAATTTCAATAAAGGATATCGGAAATTTTGTTGTCCGGGTTGTGTATCGAAAAATTCCAATATAAAGAACAAAAAAATCAATACCTGTCGTTTAAATTATGGTGTGGATAATCCATCATATTCAAATGATATATTGATTAAAAAGCAAACAACAATGCTTGAACGATATGGTGTTGATAATACGTCGAAATTAAAGGATAACCGAAAAAAGGCAAAACAAACGATGCTGGAACGATATGGGGTTGATAATGTAATGAAACTAAATTCGGTAAAGGAAAAAATCAAATCAAACAATAATAAAAAATACGGTGTTGATTGGCCTTTATCGTTGGATGTGGTTAAGGAAAAATCAAATATTACATATATCCAAAAATATGGGGGGAGAGGTAATGCGTCCGATATTATAAGACAAAAAATGAAAAATACCTGTTATGAAAAATATGGGGATTTAAATTTTAGTAATCGGGAAAAGGCAAAACAAACGATGCTGGAACGATATGGTGAGTTGGCCTACCATCACTATTGTATTCCGAAGGATACAAATATTGAAATTTTTGTACAAAATATATTGGATAAATATAATATAAATTATATAAAAAATAACAGGTCCGTTCTCAAAGGTCGTGAATTGGATATATATATTCCTTCACATAAATTTGCAATTGAGATAAATGGATGCCATTGGCATAGTGTAAAATTTAAACCAAAAAAATATCATTTTGAAAAATTCAAGGAATGTTTAAATGAGGATATACAACTTCTAACCATTTGGGATGATCAAATCGTTGGAAATCCGAAATTGATTGAATCGATTATATTATCAAAACTTGGTATATATAATGAAAGAATATATGCAAGAAAATGTGATGTGCGATATGTTTCACCGGGTGATAGTTTAAAATTTTTATCGGAAAATCATATACAGGGGGGAGTGAATAGTAGTGTGCGTTTGGGTTTATATTACAATGATGAACTCATAAGTATAATGACATTTGGAAAAAAACGTAAATCATTAAATCAAAAAGGACAGGATGGGGAGTGGGAATTGTATAGGTTTTGTAATAAAATAAATACACAGGTTATTGGTGGTGCATCAAAATTATTAAAATATTTTATAAGAAACCATAAACCGACATTGGTTGAATCCTTTTCAAGTAATGATATAAGTATGGGAAATTTATATAAAACATTATCATTCAAAAAAAATGGTGAAAGTTTATCATATTGGTATGTTAAGGATTATAAAAGATACCATAGATTTAACTTTACAAAAAAACGTTTGGTTGGAATGGGATTTGACCCATCAAAAACCGAACAACAAATTATGTCGGAAAATAGATATGAATGTATATATGATAGTGGGCAAACAAAGTGGATTCTTGAATGTAAATAATTTATATAAAACTACCAAACCACTTTGGTTTGGATTATTATTTAGTAAATGTTAAAACCTGATTTATATGGAGTTAAATAAAATTAAAAAGGAACTTCGGTGGGTTAAGATGAGCGATTTGAAACCATACGGCGCCAATCCTCGTCATAACAATAAATCCGCGAAGGTTGTGGCCGAATCCATTAAGGCGTATGGGTATATAAATCCCATAATAGTGACGGAGGATTTAATGATCCTTGCAGGACATACACGTTTTAAGGCATTAAAATTATTGGGTGTTGAGGAAATTGATGTATTGGTAATCAAGGGGTTAACCGAACAACAAATTCACGGATTCGTAATTGCCGACAATCGTGTGGGTGAATTTTCAACGTGGAATTTCTCCGCTATGGACAGATTGTTATCAAAAAAGGAAATCGCTTCGGATACCTTGAAAAACTTGGGTATGATGTCGGTTGCCGATAATAAAAAGGAAATGGAGGACCTTATAAAGGATGCATAAACTTGTTTTTGGACTTGGAGGGGGATTTGTATATTCCTGCGGTGGTAACGGTAAATGGAAGACGGTACTACCCAAACTATTAAATACGTTTGATAATTGTGTACTTATATCCACGGTGGATATGTCACAGGTTGCGGCAAAGGTAATATATGATACCGTAGGACAGGAACGCCTTTATTTGGATAGTGGTGGTTTTACCTTATATAAGAAACAGGTAAAACTTGGAGCAGATAATCCGGAGTTTCATAAATTATGCGATAAAATGAAGTCCCGGTTTATGAAGATGTTATCGATAGCGAAATATAATGAGGTATTTGAACTCGATAACGAATATTTCCGCAAGGATCCGGATATGTTATCCCCTAAAAATTATTGTCGGGAGGAGGTAAAGGCCTTAACAGGTTCATACCCTACACCGGTATTTAAGATGCATCAGGGATTTGAATATTGGAAACGATTGTGTGAAAGTGATTTATATCCACGCCTTGCCATTGGTGGTTTGGCCCAAACACGTGAATGGAATACCCACAGGGATGAGTTGACGAAAATGATGAGATATGCGAGGGATTGTGGTAAAAAGGTCCACCTATTGGGGTGTCAAAATGTGGAAAGTTTCAAAATGGTCCAACCTGATACCGTGGATTATTCAATATTCCAATATGCAATCAATTTAGGCTTCGTCAATGAGGAACATCCGGAGTTAACAACCTACGCCGAAAAGAAACAACAATGTGTATTATATGCGTTGGCGAGGGCGAAATCCCGAAGTTTCCTATACGATAATGATTGTAAAATTTTAAACGAAGGCGAGGACTTTAAGGAATGACCCCAAATAAAAAAAAACAAAGTAAATAAAACAAAGGCCCGGGATTAAATATTTCGGGCCTTTTTTATATATTAATATGCAATAATATTCCGATTATTATTATAAAAAGGTTATTACAATGAAAGGATTAAGCGATAAAATAAAGGAGGAATTTGAAGGAGGATGTGGCAATGGAGGTACATTATACACCACACCCGGCAATACGTTGGGAATGGGAAATCCATATGCAGACGCCGAAGGTGCATCCGAACCAATAACACCAATTCAAAAACCTATCGCCAATAATGGAAAACGCAAAAAAAGAAGATTTCCAAAATAATGAAAAAGGATATTAATATAATGTACGTCCACGGACTGAACTCCGATGGAAATTCAATAACCGGGAAAACCATAGAGCGGGTATTACAATCACAATTCCCGGATATGAATATAAATGTTTTCCGGCCAACGTTTCCTAAAACCGGCCCGGAGGCATTAAACGTTCTTAATAAGGAAATACGTAAAAATAAAATCAATATTGTTATTGGCACCTCACTTGGTGGTTTTGTAACACTAAACGCCCACGGACCTTTCCGTATTGTGGTAAACCCGGCAATGCATCCATCCAAGACATTACTTAAATTGGGCGAACCGGAGGAGGTTGCGGCCACATATAAGGATATCGAGGAAAAATTATATTCGAACATTGATTTTGAGGATAAGGCCGCCACAATAGGCTGGTTTGCCGACAATGACAAGGTGGTTCAAAATGGAGGGGAATTTAAAAAATTATATGGCCGGAAAAGGGAATTTCACGGCGAACATCGTATGGATGAACGTGTAATTAAGGACATAATTGTAAGATCAATACGGGAATGGATTACCATGTGTGAAAATGGTACATTCGAGGATTTGACTTATTTTTCCAATATAAATAATTTATTATTAGATTAAAAATTGCAAGGTATGAAGAATATAACGGAGGCCATGAATAAATCGGACCGCGAACTTCCGATGGGAAATAGTTGGATTGAGGTATCGAAAGGGGCATTTCTAAAAATAATAAATGATTGTAATATAAGTAATGGTGATTTATACTGTGGTATTCGCGCCATTTCCGAATTGGAGAAATTTACAATTTTTAAGGATTTTGTTGATAAGGATGTAAAAAGAATATTAAAATTATCGTTGGAGGAAACCAATAATCCTACGGTATGGATTAATGTATACAAATCCGGTGAATCGTTCAAATATAATGTACAAATTGTAAAAATGGTTTTTTAATGTGAAACATCTATTTGATAAAATAAATGAGGCAATAAAACCATTATCATCACCAACGGCACTCGATGAGGGAAGTGATGGTGTTATTTTTGATTTGGGAAACGGGACGGTTAAAAAAATTCTTTTTCCTCCTTCCGATAATATGAGAAAAAAGGCCATCGATGTGGTGGAAAAATGGATTAATGTATGTAAAAAAGGTAAAAAATTGACGACAATCCCTAATATTGAGGTTGACAAATGGGATGAAGGGGAAATGTCATATATTATGCCAAAATACAAACTCAATACACCAAAATGTAAATTAATCAACGATGCGGTGTGGAAGTTCCTTATTATGAATGATATTGAAAATGACCCGAAAAAACTTCAGGAACATAAATTAAAAATGGAGGCCGTTTATGGGGAGGCCAAAACAAAATATGCAATAAAGTGGTGCGAGGACTTTATTAAGGACTACCGCCTGATTACCGGCAATGAAAAGGGCCATATGTCGGATGACATAAGACTCCCAAATCTCGGTGAGGATAAAAGAGGTAATGTTTGGTGTTTTGATTGGTATGACCCATATTGTGATTAAAAAAAATATTATAAATGAAACACCTGCATACAATTATAACGGAACAAATGATTTGTGAGGCGTTTGTCACCCTATGGAAAAAGGATGGCGACGAGAATAGGATGCTCGAATTGGAGGATGTTTGTTGGCCAATGATGAAGGATGCGTATGCGTATCTCGTTACGAAGGAATGCCCAACAGGGATACTTAATGCAAATTCCTGGAAGGACCTCGTTGATGAGGCTGATATGATTAAGGTTGGAAAGGCCGGTGGTAGGATTGTTGCCTGTCAATTATATAAGATTAAAGGTGGCAATCGTAAGGCCTTTGTTGGATGCTGCGACGGTTCGGCCGATGGTAAGCGTATATTCACCATGATATTCAAGGAGGATCTCAAGGTGGCCGGAAGAAACGGTTATATTGAGGTTAGTGGAAAGGCCGAACATTGGTTGATTGATAAGTTGGGGTTCAAGGAATTTTGCATTCCGGTTGATAGGGTTGAAATGATATTGGGCAAGGAAATCATACCCGGTGCGGATGGATATCACTACCAGCGTATGATCGGGGGTAAAATGTACGAAAAAATAATGTTGGGAAATATATAAATCCATTAAATTTTTCCTATATATTTCATATATTAATCCATACGATACAAAAATATGAAACAGGAAAAAATTACAACAAAAAGTAACCTCGTATATTGGAGGATGTTGGAATTGACGGAAACCCATAAGTCATTCCTTGTCCAACACAAGGTGAAATTAAAAAATATATATTCCAAAAATAACGTATATTGGGTACTCCAAAAACACAATGCCAATATGGATGATGGTGTATATATTAATTGGCCGGGCGTGGTACCTACGGATGTGGTCCCACTCATAGCATCACACGGATTTGTACAATTTAAAAAATAAATTTCATATCCTTTTATTTACTGTGGGGTATCCCTTAAAAAAGGGAACCCCTTTTTTATTTTTTAATAAAACCTTATAGTTATGTTTACAATTATTGTCATTGCAATCTTAATGTGTTTATTTGTAAGTGGGACGGTATCAATGTTTTTCGATCAATATGACCGCGGGAAATTTGACAAAATTCCCGGTACAATAATAATGTCCGCCGTTTCAATTTTCCTAATTATGGAATTTATTTTATTATTATAAAAAAATTTTTGTATGAGGCATTTAAACGAATGTATGAGAATATTAAATTCCGTGACAATCAATGAGGCGGTATCCAACGCCGATTTTGAAAAGGCACGGGCACTATGCCGTAAGTTTTTTACAAAATATGGTATTGGTGTAATGACCGACATTAATAATATTTCCGTTGATGGAAAACATTATTATAGTTCGTTTGCATATTGTATGTCCACAAACCTGGGATGTGCATTATTGTGGGCACAAACCGATAAATCATCCGAATTGGATGGAATTGTTTTCTATGACGATATTACAAAGGTGTTATTTGGAGCCGATGAGGGTGAAACCGCAAAATCGGAATGTGGTATGTATACCAGCGGTATTTCGTTGACAAAACTTATTCCTTTGATTAAGGATATGTTAACAGGTAAACTTTCGATGGACAAAAAGACGTTGGAAAAATCATTGGAAGGATACCAAATTACGGAGGATTTTGAGACCGAAATGGGGGAGTTGATTAATGAGGATATTGAGGCACTCCGTAAGAAACGCAACAATTTAAGTGTAAAAATAAATAATGCCAAAAAGGCCGGAAAGGATTTTACCGCATTGCAAAAGGAATATGATGATATTCGTTCCCAAATCAATAGTATGATGGTAAGCGGTTCACAAAAGGTTTCATATAACGCCGACCCGGAGGTTGATAAGTTGGAACAACAATTTGAGGAACGTGTCACCCCGGAGGAAAGATTCGCCGATATGGACGCATACGTAAGAATGGTATGTAATGGCGTTCAACCTTCGTTGGTTGTTTGTGGTGCACCGGGTGTTGGTAAATCATATAGAATCCTAAAACAGGTTGAAAAACGTCATACATTTGGTGATGATTACTATTTGATTAAAGGTAAATGTACTGCGCAAAAATTCTTTCAAATCCTATTTGAATACCGTGAGGAGGGTGATATCATCGTTTGTGATGATGCCGACGATATTATCCGCGACGATACAAGTATCAACCTTATCAAGGCCGCAACGGATTCGAGTGAAAAACGTCTTGTAACATATGGTACCACTATGGCACCACCTGCACCAATGGATTTGGTTGAGTTGCACCCTGAATGGCCGTGGAACCGTATTGAAAGAAACGGTCGTGAGTTTGTAACATATCCAACCACATTTGAATTCAAGGGTTCCATAATTATTATCTCCAATATGCGTGCCGGTATGATTGATACCGCGATCCGTAACCGTGCATTCGTTTGTGACCTGGACTTTACAATCGACGAGGTATTGAGTATATTACGTGGATTGATTCCTGCCATTATGCCGGGACGTCTTGGTAGTGAGGCAAAAATGAAGGCATTTGATTTTCTGCAATCCTTGGCCGATGAGGGTAATTCAAATATGGAAATATCAATACGTTCATTTATTACGTGTGCCAAAATTTATGAGGACCTTCCACCTTCGGAGGAAAAGGCGGCCGAAAGACGTATCAAGGAGCAAATGAGAAATCAATTTGCCCGTGGTGGTAAAAAATATTAATAATTATATTAATAAATTTCAAAAGGAGTTGGATTTTTCAACTCCTTTTTTTATTATATAAATAAAATTCCCAAATGAGACTTTCCGAATTTATAAAGGAATCATTATTAAATGAGGGTGGACAATCCGGCCACCTAAAACATATAATCGATTATAGCGAGTTAACATTCGACCAAATAAAGGGTATACTTTATTCCTTATTTAACGGTAAAATACAGGATATTACCGAAAAAATAGATGGAACCAATATACAGGCCTCGATGAATGATAATGATGAGGTTGTATTTGTAAGAAACAAAGGGGATTTGAATAGCGAACGTGGTGGTATGTCCGTGCAGGATATGGTTACCAAGTGGTCCGGAAATCCAAAGGTACAGCAAACATTCGTTGAAAGTGGGAAAATTTTGGAGGAGTTATTCAAAAAGATAGGAAAACAATTCTTTAACCCGGATTCCAATACAAGAATATTCGCCAACTGTGAGTGTATGATTGAAGGTACCACCAACATTATGCCATACATTTCCTCGAAGGTAAACGTCCACGATTTGTGGGTATATGAAAAAACGCCATCCGGATGGGAATTGAAGGAAACTACCAAAAACGGCCTGAAAAAATTACAGGACGCTATGGAAGGAATGGATAACGTCCAAATAACCCCGAATGTAATCGTTGACGTAACCGAAAAGGGTCAGGATGCACTGAAAAAATATATGAAGGATATAAATGACATATATAGGGCGGCCGGATTAAAAACATCCTCAACAATAGAGGAATATAAGGAGGTTAGGTTTGCCGAATATATGGACAAAAACGAATCGTGGTGGGAATCCAACCCGGAAGGCAAACATATTCTTTTTGAACGATTTATAAATCAGGATAAATCCGTGAATATCAGGGACATAAAGAAAATGTATCCGGATAATGTGGATGATATTACCCGGATTGATAAGAATGGATACAAGGCCATTTATAAATTTGTTATGAATGACCTGGATACATTATTCCTCAAAATAGGTAATACAATAATAGATATGTGTTATGGTTTCATTAATTCCGGCGGTGAGGCGAAGGTTATTGCCGAGTTGGAGAAAAATCTTGAGGATGTAACGGCCGAAATAGAGGCAAACGGAAGTGAAAAGGCAAAAACAAAACTTGCCCAACAACTTGCCCGCCTTGCACAATTGGATAAATTGAATGCCACCGAAGGTATTGTATTTAGATATAAGGGAAGAATAATGAAATGTACGGGGGCGTTTGCACCTCTTAATCAGGCACTTGGAACAAGATTTGAAAAATAATTATATTAGGATGAAGTTAAAGGAATTTATAATTGAAAAATTGATAATGGAATCCTCATTTTCAGTGGAGGATTGGACCAAAACAAACCATACGTACGGTCAGGATGTAATCGATAAATTGATTGGTGGTTCCCCGGTACGTTTGGGTGATAAAGGTACCGACGGTGAATACACCGCCACACCGGAGGAAATTGAAAAATTAAAAGGTCTTAAATGTGACTATTCAAAGGATACATTAAAACAATTTAATGATATTTTCGATCGAAAAAATATGTGGCAATCCATTTTTAAAGGTGATTTTTCAGGTTATTCCACAGGAAATACCGAAGGTCAACAATATGAGTCGTTGGTTTGTTATTTATTCAATGACGACAATGCCGATGTGGATCTTTGGTTGCAGGCCAATGGTTTAACCGGCGATGAGTCGTGGATTGAATCCTGCCGTAAAACGGTGGCAACCATGAATAAATATGCGGATTTCAACCATAAGTGGACCAATGATGATTATGTGGCATGTCACGTTGATGGTAACGATTTTAAATTGGGTGCCGAATATGAATTTGCCCGTGAATTGACCTCCATATTTTCCGGCAAGCCTGCAATGAGACAATTATTTGGAAAAAATATAGAAAACATTTATTCCGGAAAAGGTAAGGATACCTGGAACAAGGCCGATATCGTATTGATAAACAAACGTTGTAAAAACCTTTTAAAGGAAATGAAACAGGTTGTTTCCGATGGTGAATCATTAAATAATGAATTATTAAAACAATTAACCGAAGGAAATATTATACCAATATCATTAAAAAAAATTCCAGGCAATCAAAAGGAGGGCCACATTGAAAAGGTAAATATCGATGACGCGGAGGATATGAATGATGAGTTGGAAAAATATATGGACGGTGATATTTATATTTCATTGCCTAAAACCTTGGAAAACAACCGTTATCAAGGTACAATCGATATGCTTTGCTCCCACCTGGATAGTAAATACAAAATCAGTTTCCTAAAGGCAACCTCCGGCAAAAATAACCTAAACGTGGAAACCACCATAGTCGGGTCGGTATCACGTGCCGGTAAGGCGGTATCAAATATCAAAACCGCATTAAAATTAGGAGCCGGAAATGATTATTTCGTTATAATGGATGATAATGACGATGCAATTAAGGAATTAAGGAATTATGGATTTGAAATCCAAATGAAAAAGAATAATAACCTCGATAAGGCGGAGGAGTTTAGTCCGACATTTTGTGAACGTCCTTGTATTGCCGGATTATTGGGTTTATTAAAACAATATGAAAAGGTTAAACACCCGGAGAAAAAGGATTTTTGTCAGGATTTTGCCGAATTTGTATATATGTGTTCGGTAAAAAGTTCGGGAGCATTTTATAAACTATCATAAAAATAAGGATACGATAAATGGAAAATGTAAATATATTAATGGGTCGGTTCCAACCAATAACATTGGGCCATATAAAATGTGCGGAGACGGCCTGGAAGGAAAATGGTGTAAAAACAATCCTATTGGTTGTTGAAACCACGAAGGAGGATGCCAAACATCCATTTGCCACAAGTATGTTATTACCTACATACAAAAAACTGGATAAGGAATTTAAATTTATGGCCGGGGTTGTTGTTGTAAAATCCGCCGATATAGTTAAGAACGTGGAGATATGCCGGGACAATGGATTTGAACCGGTGTCGTGGTCGTGTGGTACGGATAGAATCGATGCCTACCAAAAAATGATTTCAAAATATGGTCCACAAATAGGCCTTACCGATGATTTTAAGGTGATTGAAATCAAACGTGGCGATGATGATATTTCGGCAACACAGGTACGCAATGCCATATTAAAGGATGACAAAAACACATTCGAAAAATTGACACCAAAAACAATACATTCCCTGTATTCCAAATTAAAGGTAAATGTGGATAAATATTGTTCCATTAAGGAGGGAAAACTTTCATTAAAGGAATTTATATTGGAACGTATGGGTGAACTTTCGGTGGAAAAAATGTTCAAAACATACCATTCAAATATATCCTTACACATATTAAAACAGGGCAAAAAACCTGCGGTTGTGGATAAACTTATGGATGCCATCGACGGTTGTTATAATGATACCTGTATATCCAATAATAGAATATACTGGTTTTTTGATGATATGAATGAAAGTGATGATGTGTGGGTTAAATTCCAACGAATCCTATCAAAAAAACCAATCAAGGATTTAACCGATCGACAGGTAATATCGGACGATTCCGTTGAATTGGTATATGCGGTTAAATAAAATTTATTCAATAAATTATTATATATAAAAAAAATAATTAAGATATGCCATTACCACATATAGAAAATTCGGAGGTTGGTATCAATAAGATGGAACCTCTATACAAGTCCCTATTTGAGGTGACTTTTACACTTCCAAAACCATTGGAGGAAAAGTTTGGTGCCGATCTTGCACTTCTAACCTCGCAGGTAACTAAAATCGGAGGATTGGAGGTAGCGAAAGGTGTTGAGGCCGGTACGGTGCAAAAATTTATGGGTACAACACGTTCATTCCTTAACTCAAAAATGGATGACACGTCGTTTGAAATTACGGTTACATTCAACCTCAACCTTCGTAACGGAACGGACAACTTCGTTTATAAATTATTGAAGGCCTGGAAGGATTTGGGTTATAATCTTGAAACCGGTGAAACCGCATTGAAGGTCGACTATTGTGCCGATTGGTTAAAATGCCAGGTAGGAAACCGTGCCGGTGATATATACCGTGAAATTATTATGAAGGATGTATTCATTTCCGGAGGTTTGGAAGGTTTGGGTGATTATGACTATGAAAATGGTTCGGATATCCAATCGGTTGATGTAAAATTCAAATCGGATTGGGCGAAGGAATATTAATGGTACCCAAATACCTATTATTAAAAGGATTGAATGTTTATTCAATCCTTTTTTATTTTATATAAAAATACATTATATATAATGCCTGCAAAATCAAAATCACAACAACGCCTATTCGGAATGGCCCTCGCCGTTCGTAGAGGTGAATTAAAACGTGGGGAGGTAAATGATGAGGTCCTTAATATAGTCGATTCCGATATGACGGATAAGGAAATAGAGGATTTCGCCTCAACATCACATAAAGGTTTGAAGGAACACCTACTCGAATCCCTAAATCATTGATTATCAGATAATTAAAAAATCAATATACCGGGAACGTATTATAATAGTAGATATTCAAAAAAAAATTAATAAAAAAATGATTACTGAAACTTCACAAAACAATTTGGTCAGCATATTGAAGGAGGATCTTCACGTAACTGACCCTTACAAATTGAAATGGATGAGTCAATATGCACAAATCCACGAAGCAAGACAGGACAAAGGTTACGGTAGATTGTTAACGGAAGGTTTACAACCATACGCTAACAACGTATCACAAAACATCTACGCAACTCCATTGAACACCGTAGGTATGGGTAACCCTATGGCTCCACTTGGTGTTCCAGGTCCTGATGGTTTTAACGCAAATGGCGGAAATGGAACAGGCATTGGTAACACAGGTGCGGATTTCCATAATCCAAATTACCAAACAGGTAGTGGTGATATCCCTATGTCTACATTACCAATGGCATTGGAAGTAGCCGCTATGACAATCGGTTTGGAATTGGTTCCTATTGTTCCTGCAACTGGCCCTTGGCATATGTTGACTTGGATGGATACTCCATACGCCGGTGGTAAACTTGGAAAAATCAACGAAACTTCATTCGATGGTAAAGGTCCGGGTAGCGAAAACAAACCTATTTACATCACTGTTAACGCCGACTTCACATTTGGTTCTCCAAGTGAAAAGAAATTCATCCAAAAATATGACGAGGTAGTTGTAGAGGGTGAAGGTGGAACATTGAATGGTAAATTTATGGGATGGAACCGTTACAATGCCGACATTATTATCAAGGTTGAGGATTGCGGTGATGAGGAAACTTCAATCAGCGATGTATTCTCACAGGAGGCTGAAGTTACAATCAACTTCAAGGGTGGATCAATCACTTCGGCAAAGGCAAAAATGCGTCCTGATCTTGTAGGTTCATATGGTAACCACCAACAAGGTTTCTCTAACTTCTTCGAGGATAGCGAGGATCCAATGACAAGAGCACAAAACGAAACAGGTGTAGGTAACACAATCGGTGTTCGTATGTTCTCAAAATGGATCCAAATGGGTTCCTATGAAGTAACAGGTGCCGTAACCCGTCAACAATTACAGGATATGCCTTTATATGGTGTTGATGTTGTAGGTAAGGTATTGGAGGCAATGCAAAACCAAATTTCACAGGAAATCAACAACCGTATCCTTGATAGAGTACGTAAATTGGGTGTAACCAACGCCGTTATTCAAAAGAAATACCAAAACGTTGACTTGAACTTGACTTTCGATAGCACCGAAACAGGTTACAAGGATCTTACTGAATTTGTTGGTTCGGATAAATTCGTTGGTATTGATAACCAAAACAAGGCTGAAGGCTGGGGACGTGTAAAGGTAGCCGTGGATAATACAAACTATGAAAACTATATGACTCACCAACGTCGTATTTCATCACGTATTTTGGCTGCTAAAAACTTGATCGCCGTTACATCACGTCGTGGTGCAGGTAACTTCGTGGTAACAAACTCGCAAGTTGTAACTGCATTGCAGGATAACGCTCAATTCGTTCCTTGTCCAATGACTAACACATTCGTACAGGATAACTCTAAATCAATTTACTTCGCAGGTTCATATGCCGGTACAAATGTTTACTGTGATCCTTACCAATTGTGGGATGACACACGTGTAACAGTTGGACGTAAAGGTACTGAAAACGAACCGGGTGTAATCTTTATGCCTTACATCCTTTGCGATACAATCCAAATTACCGCAGAAGGAACTATGGCTCCAAAATTGTTGTGTAACTCACGTTTCGCATTACCTGATATCGGTTGGGCTCCTGAACAATCATACTTCACATTCCTAATCGATGGTGATGGCGCAGCAATAATCTAATTAACGGAAGTTTAATTTAACAAAAAGGCCGGTCGAAGGATACGGCCTTTTTTATTTCCCATAATTTTGAATTTATCCCGGGGAAAAATTATTATTTAATAAAAATTCCTATATGACAATAGATTATTCGAATATAATGGAGGCGGAGGAAATTAAAAACCTACCGGGCTACCATATAACGGAGGCATCCAAAAAGGACAACGAGAATGAAAAAGAGGTGGAGGACAATATTGAGGATACCGGGAAAAAACAAAAGGAAAAGGCACAAAATAAGGATGTTTATGATGTTATTTATGCAAAGAATGATTATACCAATATTTTCAAACATATAATCATTTTCACAAACAACCGCGATCCAAAGGAAAACAAAACATTGAAAAATCTTTACGATGCGGTGGATGAATTGAAAAAACATAAATGCCCGATAATCCCCGAATTACACGTATTCATAGCCGCGCAGGTAGTTGCCGACGAGGATGAAAAGGAAATTACAATTTCGGATGATAAAGGTGAATTTGTTATTAAGGAACAATCAAACCTTGATACATTAATATTCTCACGTCTTGGTGTTCAAGGTGAGGATGAATGTGAGCACATAGTAAACATTTTGGTCGACCGCGGTTTCCTTGTATTGAATCCCGTAAAATATAGTGAATTGGCATCCAATAAATATGAAACGGCCGTCCTATTGCAAAAAGGTGAAATACCACAACCAAACTTTTGCCTTATGACAAAGGATGTTCTTTACGATGAGAAACTTTACCTTGATGCCATGAAGGAGGTTTATCCCGAATTTACCGGCGATGGCGATAAGGATGAAAAACTCCAATTTGTCATCAAGATTTTGGACGGACATGGTGGTACCGGTGTTGCCTTGATTGATGGCAAACGTATATTGGCAATATTCCAAATGATATTTGCAATCGACCCGGAACGTCAAATAATAGTTCAAAAGAAGGAGGATGCCGATGGCGGTGATATCCGCGTTCACGTATTGACATTAAGAAACAAACAGGTAATCCTTGCCGCTATGAAACGTATAAAAATTGCATCGGATTTCCGTTCAAACGTATCATTGGGCGCGGAGGCCGAACCTATTAAGTTGACACCTGAACAGGAACAAATAGCATTGAAGGCCGCCAAACTATCAAAACTACCGTGGTGTGCCGTGGATATAATGCCACTTGTAAAGGGGTCGAATAAGGAATTGGGCGATAACGTTGTATTGGAACTAAACGCCTCGCCGGGAACGAATGGTATAACTGACGTGATGAAGGAAAACTTCGTCAATATATTATTAAGCGAATTAAATGATCCGGGGGAATTTTACCTCCAAAATAAGGTGGCCGGATATGTGGAGGCCGCACAGGTTGTATTTGAGGACGGTGATGAACCTATATCGGTGCTTGCCAAACTTGATACCGGTAACGGTGCGAAGGCATCCCACATTGAGGTAGGCAAATATGAGGTAAATGGTAAAAAGGTCTCATTCGAAATTAATGGAAAGAAATATTCCTTCGATATTGTGGATGAATCCCACGCAAAAACAGGAGATGAGGAACACAACCGCCCCGTAATCGAAATCAAGGAACTTACCGTTGGTTTACGTAAGGTACAAAACGTCCGTATGGCAATTGTCGAGGTCCGCGACAAATCAACCAATATGCTTATCAATCGTGACGTTCTTGCCAAGTTGGGTTATGTAATTTCATCAAACGAAACCCACCTATTGACGGAGGAAATGGAAAAGGTTAAAATAGTATAAAAATTCCATAACAATAATTTGTTTCGTAAAGGTGTTTTCGGAAAATTTCGGAAATACCTTTTATTTTGCATTTTAAGGTAGGTTTAAGGCATTTTCGTGTCAAAAATATATAATTTATAGGGTAATGTGAAAATCTCCTGTTATACATTAAATTTTTAATGTAATTTTTATATATTAATTTGTAAAAATAAATTGAATATGTCGAATATCTTTTTTACATCGGATACCCACTTCGGACACAATAAGGAATTTGTATGGAAGGCAAGGGGTTTTGAATCGGTGGAGGACCACGCGGAAGGATTGATTAAAAATTGGAATTCCGTGGTGAAACCGGATGATGTTGTTTACCACTTGGGTGATATGAGTCTTTCCACCGAATATGAGGAAAAATCATTACAATGGGTTAAACGTTTGAATGGAAACATTTGCTGGATTGTTGGCAACCACGATTCGGAACGACGTATTGGTGTGTTTGGAATGTGTGATAATATATTCGAAATACAAAAGGTTGAAATTTGTAAAATGGATAAATTCAACCTATATCTATCACATTATCCAACAATTACATCCAATACCATCGGACATATCAAGGAGGCTCCAAAACCCAATTCGATATTTAACCTACATGGTCATACACACCAATCAACGAACTTCAATCCGGAGCTACCATTAACCTGTTACCACGTTGGATTGGATTCGCACAACCTTACACCGGTTTCATGGGAGGATGTCAGGAGGGATTTGTGGAATATAATTAATAGATAAAAGGGTACAATATGAAAACTTTTGATGAATGGAAATCAATTCCTACAATTGAGGATGGTGATAAGGAATTTTACGGAAAATATGTGGAAATTCCGGATAACCAACAATTTATTTGGAGGACTTCGCTTGCGGATTACACGATGATAAAGGTAAATGCCAAGTATGCAGTGATGTTGCGTCCGGATAGTGATAAATTTTATGGTAATATCTACCGTATCTACCGGGCACAAACGAAAACATTCAATGCGGTCTCCGATGGAGGTATTGTTGTGAAATATAATACATTTGTGGGGGCTTTGGATGCCATTAAACAAATATATGACGATAAATTTTAAGGCATAAAAAAAGGAACCTCGCGGTTCCTTTTTTGTTGTTTGAATAAATGGTTTAGGCCAATTTATTTAGGTCCGCCGCAATCTTTGCCAACATGGCAAGTTTCACAGGGTCGTTTTTATATTGTTCCGTTAACTTTTCGATACGTTCGCGACGTGCCTTCATCTCATCCTCGTGAATGGATTCCAATACCTTTTGTTTTTCCTCCGCCGTTTTTGTTTCAACAACCTTTTCGATTTGTTCCTGATAGTGTTCCTTTAAATCGATATTTGTTTGGTCCTTGATGTATTTTAATGCCTCGACAACGTCGGCCTTCGCACCCCACGTGTTATTCAACGATTTGGTGTAAATTTCACCATTATGTTCGATAACAATAAATGAATCCTTTTGTGATTTGATTACACGGACATTATCAAGTACCGATATTGAATCAAAGTTTTCGACCAATTTTGCAAATGCCTCCAAAACGAATTGGTTTGCCTTTGTTGTGCGTGTTTGACCTAATGCCGTAATATACATTTCATTATGTTCACGCAATCCGGCGGTATTAAATTCCTCCTCCGAAACAACCTCACCCTTTTCGTTTAATTTTTTCTTTTTGCATTTATCGCATTCCTTTGCCTCATATACGTAGTTACCTACCTGTACCGAGAATGTATCGTTTTCATATTTAATATTATTGGATTCCAATAAACGGGAAACAGTGATAAAATCGTTTGAAACCGAATTTACATTCTCCTCCAAAATACCATTTTCACCGATACTGAAAATCATTCCCAATACCTCAAAGAATGTTTTTCCATTATTCGATTCGAAGAATGATATAGGGGTGATCGCCGTATATTCCGGGGCGGATTCAACCAATGGAATATCCTTGAAAATTGATTTTGTGATACCACGGAACGCCTCACAAAACATAACATTCTTTAATGCCCCTGCCTTGATGTATTTAACCACATCCTCCTCACTTTTACCTTCCAAAAGGTCCTCAACCTGTTTGCAGGCGTTTTTGTTAAGGTAATCAAATTTCGATGATGAGTTAAGAATACTTTCACAGGCGGATGCGAGTTGCCAAGAATATTTGTTATCGTTTATGTAACCACAAACGGTACCTGTAATACCGGCAACGGCGTTGTCGAACATGCAATTGCGGGCCTCCGCGATAAAACCATTGACGGTTTTGTATGAGCATTCGTTCACAAGTAAAAATTGTTGATACTTTCTAATTAATGATTGACCGGCGGCCGTTTGAACGTCCTTCGATGCCTCGGTCAAAATGCGGGCGAAATCCAGGTCCGCCAATAGTTTTAATCTTGACATAATTTTTTGGTATATTTTTTAATATAATAAATATTTTGGTTTTGTTATTAAATTTTTGTCTACCACTTTATATTTTAGATAAAAAATTTATATATGAATATACTTATAATACCGGATGTCCACCAAACAGGGGGATGGAAATATGCCGTGGCAAATTATTATAATGATTACGACTACATTATACAGGTGGGTGATTGGTTCGATACGCACGATCCAAACTTTGATTGGGAGGCGAACGATCCTATTGCCAACTTCCGGTCGGCATTGAAAACCACGAAGGAATATCCGAAATTTAAAATATGTTTTGGAAACCACGATTTTTCATACCTATTAAAATCCCATTGTAGCAACTTTCAGTGGGATCATTATAAGGAGATACGTGATGTTCTTATGGAGGCCGTGCCGTATGTGAATATAGCATACGAGGTGGATGGGTGGGTAATTTCCCACGCCGGATTTACCAAAACGTGGATGAAGGATAATGGATTTGAAACCATCGAACAGGTCAACGAGGCATTTCACAAAATGAATTTTGATATATTCCAATTTTGCGGATGGGACATATATGGCGACGACCCCTCAAATGGACCTTGTTGGGTTCGCCCGGCATCATTATATCGGGATGCATATTTCAAATATCAGGTTGTGGGTCACACACCGGTGGATAATGCACCACTTTACCTCGATTGCAGGGAGGAGATTACAAAGGTTTTGAAACCATCCATCGAAGGCCAAAAAATTATTTTAATTGATAACGATAAACACGACATTATTTTTAGTCTCGATACCGTGGAGGATAAAAAATGATTAAAATAACATATAACCCAAAGGATTTAAGATTTATATTTATATTGGGGGACAATAGTGATGAATTAATTGAATTGGAAAAACACTTCAATAAAACCCCCTCATATATGTTCCTACCCTCATTCAGGGGAACGCCTCGTCCGGAGGTGTTTATCCATAGGGAGAAAATGAATGGAGGTACCATTTTTTGGACCTACTCCGGGTTATGGAAGAATGTATATGACTGGTGTAAGGATAACAATATACAGGTTACCGGTATTGATGATAATTTTAAATACCGGGATTTTAACGTTCCGTTTGGCGACTTTAAAAAGGAGGTGCTTGGATGGAACCTGAACCCAACACCACGTGAATACCAAATTAAATCGGCGTGGTTAATACTTAAATATCGCAGGAGTTTATCACAACTTGCAACCCGTGCAGGTAAAACCCTATTGGCATATATGGTATTTAGATATTTGTTGGAACATAAAAAGGCCCATAATATTCTTATGATTGTTCCCTCCATTGGTCTTGTCAAACAAGGTGTGGATGATATGAATGGATATGCGCCGTTTTTTACAAGCGAATCAATATGGGCAAAGGGTGAATATTGTGAGGGGGCAAACCTTACGATCGGCACATTCCAATCGTTGGTAAACAGGCTGGATAAACAATCCAAAAAATATAATCCCAAATTTTTCGATAAATTCGACGCCATATGTGTTGACGAGGCACATACCGCCACGTGCAAATCCATTAATAATATATTAAAGCAACCATTTGTCCGGGATGCGACCATACATTTTGGCTTTAGCGGTTCATTGCCACAGGCGGAAACAATCGAATCGTATGGTTGTCAATCAATTATAGGACCTATGATTCAGGATATCCGGACGAAGGAATTGCAGGATGCGGGTTATATAGCGAAGGCCGAGATACACCAAATACGTATTCCATATACGGAGAAGGAAACAAAGGATGTATATATTAAATGTGCCGAGTATCTTTGTTCCAATGATGTGAAGGGAGTGGATGGCGAGCCGGAGAAACTCCCCGTGGATCAGCGGGAGTTTACAATCCAACACGTTAAGAAACTTCCGCAGGCCTTGAAAAAATTAAAAAAGGTCTACACACCGGAACAATATAGGGATTACCTCATCGATTTATGCAAGGCAAATGGGGCAAATTTACTCCTATTGGAACAAATGTTGGTGCACCGGAGTAAACGTAGGTTGAAAATAATCGATGGCATCATATCCAAAATAAATAAAAATGTCATTGTATTTGCCCACCATACGGAGTATATTAATTTATTGGAAAAACATTTCAAGGAGAATTTTCCCAATAAGCAGGTATATAAAATAAACGGGGCGACCAACGATAAACGCCGCGATAAAATCAAGGAGGCATTATTAAATACCAATGATGCCATACTTGTGGCAAGTTATAAATGTGTGGGTACCGGGTTGACATTTAAGAATCTCGATTATGGTATTTTTGCCCAATCATTTAAATCCCAAATTATAAACAAACAATCCCTCGGTAGAGGACTTTGCCTTGCCGAAGGTAAGGATAAATATGTTTTATATGATATAATTGATTGCCTGCCAACGGGTAAACTAAAACAACAAGGGGATGCGAAGGTGCGGTTATTTAAGGATGAGGAGATCCCAATCGATGTCACATATATGAAATAAAAATTTATTATATAAAAAAAACATCAAAGGTGACAAATTTATACGAAAGTTTAATACGATTCTTTGGCCCGCGATATGATGGACATATACATACATTTGACCACACCGGCCGGTTAAATATGCAAATACCGGATTATTTTAAGGGTGTGGTTGGTTTTTGCGATATTGATTTTGAAGCCATTCCGGAGTATGAGGATAAGGGGTTGCTACACATATATGATTCACATATTAAATACCTCAAAAACAACACGTTAAAATACAAGGAAATATTATTGGCAACCGGTATATCACCAAAACAGGCCATCGAGGTATATGAAAAATACCCGGAGGAAATCCGTGGTTTTGGGGAATTAAAGTGTTATGCCACACATACGAAGAAGGATAATTCGGTGGTGGATTTACCCTATGCGGATCTCGATTATTGGATGGAATTATTTAATTATAATATTGATAAACGACTACCAATATATATCCATTATAATCTAACCACAAGGATACAAAAAAATCGATTTGAAAAATTATTAAAGGAATATACAATGTTCCCGATTATTCTTTGCCATTGCGGGATGAGTTATAAAACCGGTGATAATGATGTGGTATTTGATTGGGTTGTTGATATGGCAAAACAATATAATAATCTTTACCTCGACGTGTCATACGCCGCGATGGATTATTTCCTGGCAAATCCAAACAAATTACTTATGTTACCACAAAACCGGACGTTTATTGGTTCGGACATAAACCCAATATACATAAATAAACAAAAGGATCCGCAGGTATGGTATAATAAATGTCTTAAAATTTATAAATATATACCGACAAGTGATGCCAATATAAAAAAATTATTCAATATATAATGGATTCATTAAAAAACCTTATAATGGAAAGTTTGGCGGATACTATAATGAAATTGTCACCATCGAATAAACACAAACCAATTGAACTTGATAAGGAATTTAACCGGTTGTCAAACCTACGCCGTGACGATATTAATAAATTTGAACCATTAAAAATATAAAAAGTTTAATTTGGGTTATATATTAAATTATTATAAAATAAAATAATTTTTTGGAATGAAAACAGGTAAATCTATATTTGACTATTGTGTTGATGAGGCCAAGAAGGAAACCGTTCCGGCCGGTAAGGAATTTTATTCGGCAAATGGGGAGGTTGTTATAGGCGATCCCGACAAACAGGCGAAAAAGGATGCGGAGGATAATGACTCCGATGGTATTTGGGAGGTTGAGGCACCAACCGATGATGATTTGATGGAGGATTTGGATATGGAACACGCCGACCATAACAAACGTAGAATTGTTATGAAATTGAAAACAAAACGTCCATTCTTTATCCAAGGTCGTGCCGGATGGGGTAAAACAACGGTTATCACAAAATTGGCCAAAAAATTCGGCCGTAGTGTAATCACCGTTTATTTGGATAAGGCGGAGGCAACCGACTTGGGTGGTATCCCAGTAACCGTTAAGGAAAAGGACGGAAGTGTGAGTTATCGTACCGCTATGCCGGGATGGGCGGCAATTATGGCGAAACACCCGGACCGTCAATATCTTCTTTTCTTTGATGAGTTAAATCACGCAAGCAATGAGGTACTCCGTTGTTTGATGCCTATCGTTGAAAAACACGTTATTTGTGGTCATAAATATGATAATTATATTGTGGCCGCGGCCGGAAACCTTAATTCGGAGGAGGAACTGGAGGAGTTGCCTAACGCTTTGGAATCACGTTTCAAACCTATAATCCAATGGGAAACAAACACCGCCGCAACCTGGAACTCCGCATTTAAGGAGATGCACAAAAAGTGGGACAGTAAGGTTGGTGAGGACCTCGTAAATATGGTGGAAAATGTATGTATCCTTTTTGAAAATCCACGTGAAATCGAACATAATATTATTGAATTTTGTTATGAGTTGGTTAATGAGGGCGATAATGAATGGATGACGGTTGATGATATCAAGGAACAAATTGAAGGTCTTGTTGCCGAGGAACACGAAGGTATTTCACACTATGAAGGTAAGACGAAGGAGGAGAATATTAATAAACTCGCATCGTACGTACACTCATATATCCAATCCGGTGGTAAAAACGCATTCACAAAACCACAGGGTAGAATGGCAAAACAATCAGGGACATCAAAACAAAACGGTACAATTGACGCCGAATTGTTGGAGGATATAAAGGACTACCTCGTACAAGGTTTCGTTCGTGATGGTGGAAAACGTTATGGTGTGGCAATTGAAAACATCCAAAAGATAGTTGCCAACCCGGATGAAACACCATTAACGGCCGAGCAGGTTACCTGGTTAAAAAACAACCTGAAAACATTAGGTATTAAACCAAAATTTCAAACCGTTGCCGAATTTAAGAAGGCCGGATATTTGGAGGAGGGTGAATAATATGGATGTTAATAAGGAAAAAAAGATAATCCAATTCGCGGATGACGGTGAGTTCACAAAATGGGCCGTCATTCCGTCATTGGTATTAAGATGTACCGGTGAAAATAATGATATATATTATTCGGATTTTAATTTTTCCGACGAATATAAACAATACCTTTCGGATGGATATAAATTCCAAATAAAGGATAAAAATTCGCAGATATACAAACATCAGGCGGTTACATTTAGAACCATAACAAAAAAAGTTCAAAACCTAAAAGCATATTATGGACGCTAATTTTTTCTCCGGGCCGGAAATGCAGGCCTTACGTCATAGTCTTTACTATCGGGTGGATGAAAATACCAACTTCCGTGAAAAGGTATTGGACCTTATTGATGCGGAATCATTTAATCCACAGGATGCCTATTTCTATGATATGATCCCGGCAATCCGGTTTCTATATAACGACAAAAAACACGTCGCCTATACAACACCAAATAAACGTATATGGTTGAACGTACCGCACGAATATAACAAGGTTGATTGGTGGGTATTCATTTATTACCACGAATGTTTACACCAATTATGGGATACCTTCGGTGTTGAGGATGAAATCCGGAAATCCGGTGTAAAATGTTATCCTAAACTATTAAACCTCGCATCCGATTGTGTTATCAACGATTTTCTTGCCAATATACGTAAGAAAAAGGAGCCACCAAATCTAATCAATCCTGAATGGGTTGAGAAGGAGTTTGGTGTGAAATATGACCGCTATGTCGACAATCAATTATCCCTATATATGAAAATGCTCCAATCCCCTAAAATGAAGGATCAGGAGGAAATTGAAAAGATGATTAAAAAAATGTTGGACGGAATGGGTGATGCCAATAGTGATGAGGATGGTGACGGTGAAAATCAATCCGGACAGGGTGATGACGAAGGACAAAATGGGGGAGGGTCAAATGGTAACAATCCTGCCGATTCCAAAGGTGGCGAAGAAGGCGAAGGTGGAGGTAAAGGAGGGGAAAATGCAGCCGGTGGAAAAGGTAAGAGTGGTAAAGGTAGTCACGGAAACGAAGGTAAACGTGGTGAAGGGGAACAAGGTAGTGGTGAGGCAACCGAAATTTCCGATACGGATGCACCCAATGCAGGAGCACAAGGTGGAGGTAAGATGGATAAAAGTAAGAAAACCACCGATGGTTTTAGTTACGATCCAAAATATGACGACCTTGCCGATAAATATATTCAGGATATTTCCAATCAATATAAAAATAGTCTTTCCGGGCAAGTTGGTGACTTTGTATCGAAATGTAAAGGTTCGGTAAAGGATATTTCCAAATTGAAGGATATGGGTAAGGAGGGTATTACGGCCCACGTCCACGAAGGTGGTTCCCGAAATTGGAATAAAAAATTCAATATGACGGTTGAACGTTTTATTGCCCAAAGATTCAATAAGGCAAGTCAACAAACCAAAAAGACGTATATGAAACCCCCCCGCAGAGGAGGTATCACACAAATAGGTGCCCCGGTAATGCAGGGTAAAATGCGCATACGCGATGGTATAGTAATATCCATGGCATTCTATGTGGATACATCAGGTTCGATGTCGGGTGCCCCAATAGCCAATGTATGTAAGGCCGTAAACAAAATTGCACAGGATGTTGAAGGCAAATATAAAAGAAAACTTGCCGGAAAACAAGGTAGTGGATTCAATTTCGATGCCTGGTCATTCGATGTTTGTTTCCATAAGGAGAAAATGCCGTTAGGCATACCTGCAAGACAGGCCGATAATATTGACCTTGATGAGTTATTGATTGGTATGCAGGAAAAGACCAAAACAAGTTGGATAAACGTTATCTTTACGGATGCGGGGTTCCCGGTTGATCCTTCCGTTTGTGTTCCAATTATTAAAAAATTTGAGGGTGTGATTATATATGTTATTAATGGTAATAAATATGAGAGTGAATATAACGAAATAGCAAATAAATGTAAGAACTTTATTTACATACAGGCCGATAATGATTTTACGGTATAAAAAAATATATATTATATGAAACATATAAAAACAAAAATAAATGAGGGTGTAAACCTCCTATATCGTGCGGCAATAAATGGTGTAAAGGACGACACCGGGATGGATATGGTAATAAATATTGAGTTGGGTTCACCTTCGGATGTAAAGGCATTCGAAAAATGGATAAATAAAATGGAAGGTGATGTATTCTCCCACGCACAAGGTGGCAATATTGAATATTAATTTTAAAAAAACCATAATTATTATGAAGGCAAAAAATATTGAGGAATTTTTCGGTACGCTTTTATATTCAAAAACGGAGGCACATAAAAGCCACCTTGAAACAGGTGTTCATCGTGACCATGTAACATTAAATGAATTTTATGACGACATTGTCGACCTTGTCGATTCATTGATCGAGGCATATCAGGGTCTACACGGTAAGGTTGAGGATTACAAAAACATATTGGTCACAAATGGACCTGATGCCGTGGGTTATTTTGAGGACCTCCGGGAAATGGTTGCGGATGGACGTGAAAAGTATTGTAAGGAAAGCGATTTACAATCAATATGTGATTCCATTTTGGAACTAATTGATTCCACACTTTATAAATTGAAGGAATTTACGGAATCGAAAAAACCATCCAAAATGAGATCATTATATGAGGTATTGGAGGAAAATATGAAAAAGTAATAAAAATTACGTTCATTTATTTCGAGGGGTTTTAATGAAAATTAAAATCCCTTATTTTTTGCCGTTTATTTAAGCCCTACCGGGAGATTTCCAAAAAATAATATAATTATACATCCCGGAAAAGATCTCCTGTTAAAATCAAAATATTTATTAAAAAAATTTTTATATTCCATTAAATTTTTGGGCAAATCCTCATATATTAATATGTAAGTTTAATTTGAAGGTTCAAGGATATGGAAATACAATACAAAATCACAAAAATTAATCACGAGGAGTTAACCGATCTTCTTTCGCTTATGGAAGGTGCGCCCGAAATGCATTTGGGTATGGACGATGAGGTATACGAAAAATACCGTAAGGAAAACGATTGTATCGAGGATGTTTGGGCTCGTGCACTACTTGCCGGTGAAAAAATGTATTTTTCGGATGATGCCTGTGACATTGAGGGTATCGAGGATGCAAACGAACCGGCACCAGGGGTTGAAATGTCGGCCGCAATAACCGAATATGAGGAATTACGCGGAATGGTTATCGATGGAATGGTTCGTGACCATATTGCGAATAAAATTGAAAGTGGTGAATATGTGGTAAAACCGGGATCCGTTATTAACGGTAAATATGTGGAACCGGTTGTTGAAATCATAAAACAAACATCAATCCGTTACTACTTCGGTTTGGACGAAATCCTGAAAGGTATGTCGTCATCAAAATGTTCAAGGGATGTACAGGATTTCATTAATGAAAATGGCGATATGTGGACCGGATATAACATTTTCCAAACAATTGCGTTTGGGGAACCAATCTACGGATAAGCCGCACTTTCCTTATCCTTTTAATTTACAAAAGAAAAAGGCCTGAAAATTTCAGGCCTTTTTCAATATTTATATATGGTGTTATATTATCCAAGACGGTTTCTAATGAATCCTCTACGAATGCCCTGTACCCACATATCATTTGATTCGGTTACCGTATTTGAAGGTGCAACCTGCCAATTTACCGACTCCCAAAAATCCTGTATTGAATTATTTGCGAAGTTATAAACCTTTGCGCGGCGTTTGATTGATTCCTTAACACCTTCACTCGCAAGGTTCCATTTTACTCTCGCATCCTCCGGCATTTCTGCGATAAATTTAGGTTCCTCCGTTTCAACAATACGTTTGTAAACAGGTTTCTTTCCGGCCTTTTCCTCAAGTAAATCCAATGTTGCATCGATATCACCTAACGTTGTTTTCTTTGACTCTGAAATTTGTTTATCCACATCGGTCTTAATCGATTCAACCAATGATTGTTTTTCACCTTCAAACCATTGATTTACACCATCACTATATTCCTCAACAACCCATTTTTCAATGTCGTTGGCAATTTCAGGTGTATAATCCTCAACAACCCATTTTTCAATGCCGTTGGCAATTTCAGGTGTATAATCCTCAATAACCCATTTTTCGATTTCAGGGGCGAAATCCTCTACCACCCATTTTTCTATTTCAGGTGAGTATTGTTCGACAATCCATTTTTCAAAACCTTCGGAGATTTGTTTTGTATAATCCTCCATAATCCATTTTTGTATACCATCGGCCAATGTTTTAAGATCGAAATCCGATTTACTTTCCTTTAATTGGGCAACCTCCGATTCCAATGCCTCAATTCTTTCCAATGCCTCATCAATATTCATATCGCTATTGTTATTTTTATTATTTTCGTTATTTACATTTGTTTCCGGTGTTTTGTTCTCATCCGGGTCAGGATTTTTCTCCTCATCAACAACAATAAAACAATTATCGTCGAGGGATTCACATACCTGTGATTCGTTTAGATGTAATTTCGCCTGTGAAAAACCAGGGGAACCCACAAGGTCATACGTTTTAAGCATTTCCAATGTTACGATTCCGTTTTTGTCAACGTTACCCTGCGCGCGTGATGAAATGAATAATGGCAATCCACCACGAACAATTTCCTGTGCGATTTTTCCCTTTGGTGTATTTAATAATGTAATCTCACCTGTTACAACACCATTTTCATCTATATCGATGGAATTAATTTTATGTGAAATATTCTCCAATGTAATGTTCATTGTTGCGGGGTGTTCCAATTCACCGGGACATCCTTCGGCTTCAATACGTTTTTTCATTTCATCCACCATCGCCTTATAATTCTTGGTCTCATAAATACGGTGGTTGTTATTCCGAACACCACAAACGCCGAATACACCGGATAACTTCATAAAATCGCCGTCCTCCTTAACTGTCATTGTTTTGACCTCGTTAAGGGTTTCAAATAATAAACACTTTTTAGTTTTAGCCATTTTATAAATATATTTTTAATCTATAATAATGGTAAATTTACCCTTATTAAAATTTTTTTTCAATTCTAATTTATTTTATCGATTTTTCCACACAATATCCTTATAATGTTTGATGATATCCACCTGTTTTAGGAGGAATATTAAGGATTTTTCATAAAACATATACATAGGACGGAGCACCGGGCTTTTTGATTCCGATATCCTATGCGACATCAACCGGTTCAGTAACCCATAACGTTCATAATTATATGGCTTATTCAATTCATGTGAATAATCCTCATAAATTTTATATCTATTATAATTGTCAAATACCAACATATCATTAATCCAACGTCACGTATGACGAACATATTTTTTCTATTTTTTTATCAAGATTTGGTTTCATTGTATTAATAATCGTTGCGATAGGTACCGTATGTGGGACTTCATTCGCAATCGTTGCAATGGTATCAAACATTAGGGATATATAATCCAATACATCCGTTAATTTATTACCTAACACGGCAGGTGCCGCGCTCGTCCCCTTCGATCCCAATGAAATACCATCCTTATTGATTTCAATCGTTTTATGATTACCCAATACCGAAAGCGTTATGTCACCATCCTTATTGATACCAATATAGGAACTATCGTTACGTATAATCCATCCGGTTCCGTCGGAGAAAAATATTTCCGCCCACGATGCACCACTCTCCCTACGTGATAGGATTTCAAGGTTACCATTTACGGCCTTGTCCTCCATACCCATATCATAGTCGGGTTTGCGGATCCAAAATAATTCCTGCGGATTATCCTGTACGGATAGCAGCCAAACCTCATCGCCGACGACCAATTCGGAGAATGAATTTTTCGTCAATTCAAGGAATGGGTATACCGGAGGTAATAGATCCGGGTCGTCCGTGGTTGAAAATAAACCCGGGGCGCTGACCTTAATAATATTCCGGTCAAGAACCTTAACAACCCTCGCAGGACGCAATATACATTTTTGTAGTTCCATATTATATATTTAATTCGACCCTATCCTTATTTGCAACAATTATTTCACTTTTCATTCCGGATATAACCAAATCATTTTCAACGGCCGTCGAGCCATCATATACCGGAAAATTTGTTTCCAATTCAATATCCAATTCTATGGTTCTTGCCTTTTGTTCGGTGGTACCGCCATCAAATTCGATATTCTTTTCCGGCGATGCGGATTCCGGTAATTTATATGAGCAAAGTATATTTTGCCCCATATATGAAATACTAAACGTCCGGATGAAAATAAGTTTGGATATTATTTGTTGTACCACTGAAAGACTATCCGTAAACGTATCGGTATAATATTTTAATGTTACCGATGTTTTTATGGGTATACGGCGGTATTCCGTTGTAAATGAAACAATTTTATTATCATATTCCACATTCAATGCACCTGTTGTAAAAGGATTGGTAAGTTGGTCCGTAAGGATATCGATTCCTCCGGGGTTTACCGCACAACGTGGAATCATACTATATACATATTTCTCATTCGATACCTCCTGCGGCTCGATGGAATGATCCTGCCCCTTAACCTCAAGATACATGGTATCATCACCGGTGTTTATAATATAATGTGGTATTGAAACACCGTGGAGGAAAATGGTTTTGTTCAGGTTGAATATGAGTCCCTTATATAAAAGGGAAAAGAAGTTCGACATATTATTTATGTCGATCTCCCCCCTGTTTATTTTATGTCGTAAATCCTTTTCCATTTATATTAGTTTGTTTTTATAGGTTGATATACGTTTCCGGCCGTCGTTAATTGAATTTCATCATTAACGTTGTAATCCTTGTTTGCCTTAACGGTGATCTCGAAATTGATTGGATCCTTGTAAAGTGACGTACGAATATCGATGGAAACCGTTTTTTCAATCGAATCCAATTCATCGGTATCAAGTTTATATTCAAATATTAAATCCAACGATAATGATTCGTTTGGTGCCAACGATTTATATTCAAACCCATCGCCGGTACCTTGAACCTGTATTGATGCAAAGTTATCAATCATTGGATATAAACTTGCCCCGGCTCCAACCTCCCGATCCGAACCGTGATCCGGTATTTGCATTATTTTCCTCATAACATCCCTCATGGATACCGGATAAATATTATTATTACCCTTTGTATATGCACCACCGAGATTTAGATTATTTTTGTCATATATCCCATTATATTGCCCTTGGTCATATACCTCCATACCACCATCACCGATTAATGTTGTCTCACGAGGGGACCCTCCACCTTCACGCACTATCATATCCCCATACATTACCGGATTTCCATCATCATATATTGGTAAATTACGGGCATCGTATTGCTCGGTGGTTGCATATGGATTATTATATGGTGTATTTAAACGGAAATATAATAATTGGGAATAACGTTGGTTGAATACACTACCTTGTCCTTCACGTTGTTCACCGTCGGGGGTTGTTTGGATACCCTTATAATTTGTACACCACACCGGCACACCATAACCAAATCCGTGACGCCCATCACCATAAATTGTTGAATAATTTGATACATCCACCGCGCCACGTGATGAACCGGTAAGTTGTGTTTTGAAATTTCCCGGAAATATTGAATAAAGTTTTATTGTATGCGAGGTTGGATTCAATATGTCCATATGAATGCGTTTTTGAACAATACCATAATCCTCCTCCTTCAGTGAGCCCACCATATCATTATATGGAGTAACAAGGAATGTATTTTTGGTGTTTGAATTAATCGTCATTACCGTTGAATCACACGAAAGTTTAATAACCGGTTGATCCAAATTGATACCAAAAACCTCATCATTTAATTTTACAATCATATTATTCAATTCCTGCAACTTATCATACAAAGGAACCACACGGCGTGATTCGGTGTAGAAACCACTTGCGATTGATTGAGGTTTATGCAGGTATGTAATATCCTGATCGGTTACGGTGTCGTTTACGTGTGTTATGGTACCGTTCTTTTCGAGGATGTTATTTAATTGGTTGCGTTTAACCTCGTTATTATTTTCCTCGATAATATCCAATACCTCAACATTTTTCTCAAATTCCTCCGGGAATAATACCTCCACATTATCCGACCATCCGGATGTACATTCAATGAATGGATATCCCAAGTCATAAATGGCCTTCACACGGATTTCAACCTTTTCACCCTGTGTTATAGGAATATCTATTTGATTAAATGAAATTTCATTATCCAACATTGTATCCGCGGGGTAATTGAAATGATATTGGTTATCGGCGGTACCATACTCCGGCAACTTAATTAAGCCCGGAACTGCCGCCTCGTTCCACTCGCTAAATACAAAGTTATTATCTATTGCCTTCAAACCGCCTACCGTTGAATCCTGATTTCTATAACGGTATTGAACGTGCAGTTTTACAACCGTTGTAAAGTCTATGGCATTATCCGCAAGGAATTTTTGATAGTCAAAATAACCACGGATTCTATATTTTGCCCCCGAAATAGGTATTGTCGCATCGTTTGCATTTTGCGATATTTCATTCACCAACGATTTTATATATTCGGTGGTCTCCGTCTTTTGCGATTGGAGTGTTTGAAGTTGTGACTCATATATTTGACGATTTTGGTTTGTATCCTCAAATGAATTTGTTTGCAGGATGGTATTAATATCGTCAATTTGTTGTTGTATGGTTGAAAGTGTTTGTTGATATTCCTTCTTTTGTGAATATAATGACCGGATATTATCCAACTTGGCCGAATCATTTAGGTGTTCATTTATATTTACCACCTTTACAACCACATCATCCACCGCAGGTTTTATCCCCGTTATTTTTGTGAAGTTTTCATATGATGTATTATTAATGGTATTATTAATCATCGTGGTGATTCCATATAAGGTATCACCGATATTATTTACGAAATTTTTATAATAATCCAAATAATTATATGCCACGCCATCAACAACACAGGTTAACAGATTGGTATCCACCGCCAGGCCATAACTATAATCCGATTGAATATTAAGTCCATTTATTGAGGCAATAAATATAATACAATTATCATCCTCCTCCAACGTAACTTTTGCATATTTTTCCTTATCGAAATCAACGGTACTGCGGAATTTTAATTTACAAAATTCCTCCGCATCATTATCGTGATATGATGTCAATGATACATACATACCGGATTTTACCTGCGCGGTAATCGTTTGTGTTGCATAATCCACATTCGTAACGGTTAGGAGTACCGTATCGGTATAGTTTGTTAACTCATCGCCAATTTGTATATAATGTTCGATTGTTCCATCATCGGTTGTATATGTTAACGGTCCATCCACGGTGATAACATATGTTTCCTTAAAGTTATCATCAAGTTTATCCTCAACGATTTCCTCTATAAGGTATTCACCATAACCTATCGCACGATGAAGCGGCAGGCGTTGGATGGTATCATATTCAACATAATCCTTATCCTCCTTGTATAAATCCAATTTGGCGCGGACATCACCATATGCCATTGCCGAGGTTGGTTCCTCACCGGTAAAAATGGCCTGACGTAATTCGGAGTTTTTTATTATAATTTTTTTAATATTAATTTCCTTTATATCATTCGGCAAATCAACGAGATCCAATTTGATATATGGACAAGGTGTAACCAAATCCTTCAATATATCATTTTGATCAATTTTAAATTCGGAAATGGAAAGGTTACCCAAATCGATGGTGCCCGGTTTATTTGAAAATCCCTTAACATTTATTAATTGGGAATCGCCATCGAAAGAAAATGCGGCCTCGCCGGTACGCGGGGCATTTACAAGATTTTCAAAGTTGGCCTGTAATGTATTAATTTTATCCTCCAAACAAAGGAACGATGGTATGGCGAATAATTGCTGATTATCGCCGGATCCAATCATGGCGCTTATATGTTCGGATTTGGTATAGAAACTTTCATTTAAAGCCTTCAATATTGAAAGGTTTTGTTCCGTAATTTCCTGTAAACGATTCAGGTATTCGGTCATATTTGCCATATACGAAAAATTATTTTTAATATATAATAAAATACGTTTACGTTTTAATAAAAAAATATTAAGTTTATTTTTTATATAAAAACCACACCAATGGCAGGGTTTAAAAACGTAAAGGAAAGTATTAATAATACATCATCCGGATTGAAGGATAGGGTTAATAATTTCAAACAATCCGTAAATGATAACGTTGTTAGTCTCAACGAGGCCTCGAATATGCAAAAACAATCCCGTTCATATAATAAAATGTTCGGGGCGATTCCGAATAGAACCTCACTTGTAAACTCAAACAATCCGATGGGTTCGTGGGTAAAATATGGACGTTATAATATACTTCCAAAAAGTGTGGCGTTCGAATTTAATACGTATAAAAACTGGGCTCCATTTTCCATTCTTATGGAACCCAACAATTATGAAAATGGGGAACCCGGGGAACATATAGATAGTTATACCGATAATCTTGGGCGTAAAATTAATGAAATATATCACGATCCTCTTATTAAGGATTCCGGTATTATTGGTAGAAAATCATTATTTAATCCATTTGCGGCCGTAAATGAAACCAATGCCGTGAGAATGTCAATTAATGCCCCCTTACTTGATAGCCCGCAGGCAAGTATCGAACGGGCGGCCGCAAATGATTGTGGTATAAAGGCACTTGTGGATGCCTCCACATCAGGTAGATTAGGCGTGGCCACATATTCATATGCCGATTTTATGTATTGTAAATATTTGGGTAAATGTAGCAATGAATATTTAATTACATTACGTCGATTTGCATATCCTCCAGGTGACCATATCAATACGGTTGATTATCAAAATACCGGCATGGAAAATGAAACCCAACATCACACAAACGATATAGGTAGAATGGTGACCTGGATGGGAACCCCGGGAAATGAGATGGGAAACATCCTAAAATATTCGGTTAAAATTCCGTATAAGGAATTTACGGCGAAGATGCAGGAGGTTGATGAAAATAAATCGACAAGCGATGGTATTCTTGCAAGTATAATGAATCTCGGTGACAAACGTAACCTTCAACTTATCGAGGAGGGTTCCGGTGGCGCCGGGTCAACAAAAATGCTTGAAAGTGCATTGGGATTAATACCTGGTCCAATTAGTAAAATGAGTGGATTTGTTGGTGATCCGCCATATACATCCGATGATTGGAAAAAGAATTACGACCAAAATAAATCATATGGACCGTTGGATGTAATAACCAAGACGTGGAAGCGTGCCGGCGCGGACGATGGTGATGGTCTTGAATTTGATCAGGATATAACACTCCAATTTGATTATGAATTACGCTCATACGATGGAATAAATGGTAGGGCGGCAATGATGGATTTATTATCCAATATTCTTGCCACCTGTTATACAACCGGTAAATTTTGGGGTGGTTCCACCCGTTTTCTTGGTGCATCACAATCAAACGTATATGCCAACCTCCCCATATTTATGAGGGATAATGGGGATCAAAAACCCGGTGATTTTGCATCATATTCAAAACGTATAGCGGATTCATTTAATATGGCATTTAGAGGTGGAAATGACGAGGATTCCGTTGAAAAACGACGTAATGCGGAGATACATACATATAAATCCGAAAATAAGAAAAAACAAAAGGATTCAAAGGGCTCCGGGGTGATCGAAAAGGTTACATCCATATTTGGTGATATTGGTTCCTTAATACAAAATGCGGGCTCCGCATTGGGATCATTATTATACGGTGGTTTGATAAACAAATTAGGTCGTCCTGCGGTATTGGCAGTTAACTCCCTATTATCGGATGCACCAACCGGACTATGGCATTTAACCATTGGTAATCCAAAGGCACCGATAATGTCCATGGGTAATATGATTATTGATAACTGTGAAATTGAGCATACCGGCCCGCTTGGTATTGATGGATTCCCAACAGGTCTTTCCGTAAAAATCAAATTAAAACACGGCAAACCAAGGGAAAATACCGCCATAGAGCGTATGTATATGCAGGGTGATTATCGTATATATAGCCCTATGGGTGATAAGGTATTAAAAATGTATTGGGGAGCCCCTTCGTTGGCCATGATGGCCGCATCCAACGTACGGCAAAATCAAATAAATGAAAGGAAAATCTCGGAGGAGGATTACCGTAAATCCCAATTTTATGTGGATGATTATGTGGATGATTTTTCAAAGGTTGCCCCAAAGGATTCCACAACGGATACCATAAACCTTGCAAGATATTTTGGTACGGTTGCAACAATCAAGGCCGATACCGCCACATCACCAACCGTTTATTTGACAAATACCGGTAAGGAGGCATTATTTGGGTCAACCTCAACCAAACAGGCACAAAATAATGATAAACGTGATGAACTTTTGGAGAAAAGATATAAGGCATTGGGTGATCAGGTTGAGGAGGAAAAGAAGTTAACGGAGGCAACGAATAACTTAACGGCGGCTAATGAGGATTTAAATGCATTCAAGGAGGTACAATCGGAAGGAATTGGTGGCCACGATGTATATTTATGGAGTTGGGGTGTTAACAGGGATTCACTTAAAGTAACCTGGGAGGCCGCAATGGGCGACAGTGATTTGGGAACCAATTATTCATTTGAATTTACCGGGGATCCGTCAACCTGGATGGATCAATATAAGGAGATGGTAAGTAACATCAAAGGACATAAAAATTATAATAACAGGAATGATGATGACAAATGGAAGAAAAATTTTGATAAACAAACCTCCGATTTTGAAAATACACTTGCGGGTATAATTGCCGCAAAACAAAGTCAATTAAAATCACAGGAAACAATAAATGAGGTATCCGCCGCAAAATCAAACGCCGGATAAAAAAAATTAATATAAAGTTAAATTTTTGGATATACCATTTTATTATTAAAACAAATTAATACAAAAATGCTAAACCTGAATTTACATATGATATCCTTTGGAGGCATTCAAACACCCAAACGTAATTGGGCGAATGAAAGCGTCTATGATATCCGGATATGAAGGTTTTGTACAATACCATGAACATTTTTAGAATTGGAATAAGCGCTGGAAAACCTTCAAATAAAAAAAATTTGAAGGTTTTTTTATTTTTCGTTAAATTTTTTGAAAATTGTTTATATATTAATTTGTAAAATTTAGAAAGAGAACATTGACAGAGGTCGAAAGACCCAAACGGGAAATAGGAAATTGACGGAAGCATTTACGACAATGATGCTTGAGGTGAAATGGATATCGGTAAAATGAGACATTATACTTTATAGGTTTGTGGCGCAACTGGTAGACGCGGGAGACCTTAATTGAGTCCCCTGGGCCATCCGACCCTTGTAGGTTCAACTCCTACCAAGTCCATAAAGTAGATATCAATAAAACGAGCCATCCGTGACCAAAAAACCTCAAATTTGCCTCGTTAGTATAGCCGGTTATTATACCTGACTTGTAATCAGGGGACCGCGGTTCGAATCCGTGACGAGGCTCTCACGAGAAGATGGAATGATATCACACTTCCCCTGACAATCAAAAAGTGATATCAATTTACAATTTGTGCACACAATTGTAGAAATGGAGATCTTGAGAGGCCGGTACTCCACGTTAAATACTAAAGACCCCCTCGCCTATAACAATGAGTCATCCATTTAGTAGGATCCGGAAGTACAGGTTTGGATTCCGGAAAAGGTGTTGCAAATACATCCCATTGTATTCTTGGGCTTGTCGTATAAAGGTGATTACGGGTGCCTGTTAAGCACTTTATGGTGGTTCGAGTCCACCCGAGCCCGCACGGTTTACTGATCCTTCCATAAAAAGGATGTACATAAATTTGCGGTACGATAGATTGTCAACCGTGGGTGTGAGGGGTTCCACCGAAAATCCCCGTTTAAACTGGACAGCAGCTGATCAGGTCCGGTAGGGTGAGGTCGAAAAACCATTTTAAAAACGAAAATAAAGGATTATTTGGATGGAGGCACCCGATCTCCGTTAGGGGAACTTTCCGAGACGTAGGAATTAAAGTAAGACGTATCCAAAAACCAGGATACGGAACACCTCGAGTAGTTTAAGCAGGGATATAAAATTGGTGTAATCCTTTAATATATGGGCCGGTAGCATAATTGGCTAATGCGCTTGACTTGCAATCAGGAAGATAGGGTTCGAGCCCCTCCGTGTCCACTACAACAATGTAGTTATCATATAGACTCCGCCCCGCGTGAGGATTCCGTAGGGGCAAATGGGCTTGTGGTGGAATTGGTAGAGCACGCCTGACTTAGGATCAGGTGCCGAAAGGCGTGAGGGTTCGAGTCCCTCCAGGCCCACAAAATCAAATCCTAACTCAAGATTGACACTTGAGGGTTGTGAGGTAAAGATACGGATATAAACCGCGCGGTGAAGACGGTGATACTTCGGAAAGATGGAATATAAAGCAATGGCCATTAGATAAAATCCATCCCACGATGGGTAGTACCATACGGATAGTAAAGATTTGGTTTTAATACCGGGATATCCCCTCTATCTTATACATAGTGGAAAGGGTAGTTGGTCACAGGTGGGTTCGATCCCCTCGCCCGGTACAAAAATTGATATTTCGCCCCTTTGGCGTAGTGGTTTAGCGCGCCTGTTTTACACACAGTGGGTCGGTGGTTCAAATCCATCAAGGGGCACAAAACAATACAACAGGTGGATGACACAGGTTGAAGCCCTGTATGGTGATCCCATTAGTTAAGTTAGACTTTAATATTCGCCTGTTTCAATACAAATCGGTCAATCTCCATTGTGATCCAACTGATAAGTGAAGGAGTGTACATTTACGAGGGACTTGAGGATGAGAATGGTTTATTAAGGGTTGATTTTTGAAGGGGTAAGTATTGGGAAGGTTGCAAACGAACCAATATGGATCCGGATGACTTGAGGATGTGAACGGCCTGCCGATTTTTTAGGATTATAGCGGGATGGACTGGAGATGGTTACCAGCCCGGTCTCATAAGCCGGATGACGTGGGTTCGAATCCCACTCCCGCCACAAATAGGCTGGCAACACATAAAATGTAGTGCCTGTTTACAAGTCACATTATCTGCAGTAATATGATTTGGTTTTCTTGATTGTAGTTTAATTCCATTGTGGAGGTAGAGCGACGGCTTTAATTCCATTGTGGAGGTAGAACGATGGCCAGTTAAGCCGAGGGTAATGGTTCGAGCCCATTCAATCAAGCAAATGGAGTTGGTAGTTCAGTTGGTAGAACACCGGTTTGTGGAACCGGTAGTCGCGGGTTCAAATCTCACCCAACTCCCTAATGCCGTGGTAGCCCAAATGGTAGAGGCAATAGACTTGGAATCTATGTAGTGAGAGTTCGAATCTCCCCGTTCCCACAAAGAAGTCTCCTTATTTGGAGCATTATATGATTTAGGTCTCACTAATTGTGTGAATTTACGGTGAGAGAAGTTAGGTGATCACACAACACCATGAACTTCCGTGGTATTCTAATTGAAACCCACAACGGTACGTGAAGCCGTTTTATTGTTGCGTAATTCAATTGGTTAGAATGTCAGACTTTGATTCTGAAGGTTAGGGGTTCGAGTCCCTTCGCAACAACACATGGAGTTGGTAGTTTAGTTGGTAGAACACCGGTTTGTGGAACCGGTAGTCGTGGGTTCGAATCCCACCCAACTCCCTAATGCCGTGGTAGCCCAATTGGTAAAGGTATTGGATTCAAAACCCAATCAGTGTAGGTTCGAGTCCTACCTACGGCACACATGTCTGCGTGGATGGACTTTCTATCACGTGAGTGCGCATAGTTTGGTAGAAGGGAGCTTGGAAAGCCTTATCATCTATTTTTGTCAATATTCGCGATATTGTTGGCAAATATGAGGTTCGATTCCTTACGTAGGCGCAATTTTGGGGAAGCGGCTACGATGGTGGAGTGGCACCGGACTGTAAATCCGGCACATAGAAACACAGGGGGTTCGAATCCCTCCTCTCCCACATTATTCCCCGATCGTCTAACGGTTAGGACGTCAGGTTTTCAACCTGCAAATCCGGGTTCGATTCCCGGCCGGGGGACTATGACCTCGTAACTCAATTGGCAGAGTACCACCCTTTTAAGGTGGGAGTTCCGGGTTCAAATCCCGGCGGGGTCACAAAATTATGGTCTTGTAACTTAATTGGTAGAGTACCTCACTCTTAATGAGGGAGTTAAGGGTTCGAGCCCCTTCGGGACCACGAAAATCCATCGGACAAGGCTTTGGCGATGAGGATTATTAAAATGGTGGGAGGGCAAATGACAAACCTTTGGGTTTAAAGGTGAACCGGTGGCCCACAACCTTTATGGATAAAACCTATAATGCCGGTACAGTATGGACGAGGTCACCACACGGTCCATTTGAACCACATATAATAATCCAACAGGTCGGTGGGACGCGGGTGGATGGGTTTTTAATGGGCATTTAGCGCAATTGGTTAGAGCATCCGCCTGATACGCGGAAGGTTGATGGTTCGAGTCCATCAGTGCCCACAATATTGGTCCACGGGGATGCCTGGTGTGTCCGCCTGCCTGTCACGCAGGATATCAGTCCGGTTCGAATCCGGAGTGGACCGCAATTGGGCCGGTAGCATAATTGGAATTAATGTACCTGGCTACGAACCAGGCGATTGGGGGTTCGAATCCCTCCCGGCCTACAAAATTTTTATTAATTATGGAGGAGAAATTATTTGAGTGGTTGAAATTTCGTTTTATACGGGACAATCATAAACGGTATCACAAATATTTTGATGAATGGATATCAAACATCACACAATCCCAAATTGAGGGATTTAAAAAATGTATGTTTTATGATACCGAAAAGGTTTTAATGCGGGGTTAGCACAATGGTTAGTGCTCCGGTCTTCCAAACCGGAGATGAGGGTTCGATTCCCTTACCCCGCTCGATAATGGAATAGTGCGGCACTTGGACGAGTTTCGGGGATCTCGTCCCAATGAAAATAATAAAACCCCGTCCCAGGGTAGTGGAGGAGTTAGGTCAACCTCGCTTGGTTTGGGACCAAGAGGATGCTGTAATGGCTGGCGCCGGTTCGAATCCGGCCTACCCTACTATGGAGGTGTGGCAGAATTGGTTGATGCACCGGTCTTGAAAACCGGCGGGTACATAATATGGCCTTGGGGGTTCGAGTCCCTCCACCTCCGCAGAACTTGGGTATATGATTCCAACCACGAATTGGATGATTATATGAGGTTTATTCCAAATGGTGTGTTTCGTGGACATCTACATTTGGTTTGAATTGTTCGTCTAACGGGAGGACAGGGGCCGGGACGGCCCCGAATATTGGTTCGAATCCAATACAATTCCAATTTTTTGGGGGATAGGAGAATGGTATACCCACCCTATGTTGATTAGGGAGCCCACTAATAGTTATCGAGGGAATAAGTGGGGGTGGTAACACCTTGATGGTTCGAATCCATCTCCTCCAACGCAATTGCGGCCTAACGTGTTTAACACAGTAGGAGAAAGCAAGGTAAACACAGTCGCATATAAATGCGGAGGTACACGGAGCCTTGCCAATCCTATTTGTTAGGAAAACGTGTCGGCGTATATGGCATATGGCCGGCGTATATTGGCTCATCAATATACAATCGACAAAGTCCGTGGAACGGGATGTGCGATGGCGCCGCCTTCCCTATTTGGACCTTTGGTGTAAGAGGTGTGCTCGCCGGACTGAAAATCCGGAGGTTGTGGTTCGACTCCACGAGGGTCCACGTGAAAGGGTGTAGTGTATGCTTTCCACCATTGGTCCCACGGGTAGATGGCTGGGGGTTCCTCATTATGCACCAACCAACCTTTGGGGCGGTATCGCTTCTGAAAGGAGGACAAAAGGAACCAAATATGGAGGGGTAACCCTAATTGGTAAGGGAGCGGTTTGCTAAACCGCCAGTAGTCGTAAGACGTGCAGGTTCGAGTCCTGCCCTCTCCGCAACCTGGCCGGGTGACGTAATGGTAGGCGTAGGGGACTTAAAATCCCCTGAACAGCAATGTTCGTGTGGGTTCGAGTCCCACCTCGGCCACAATACGGAGGAGCGGTTCAACCCCGCGTTCGTTGAATAGGCTGGCGCAATGCTCGCGGAAAAGGTCAGCAGTAAACACGATAATGGTGTAACGCAGGCACGCCGTAGGACAACATTGAAAACACCTGGGAACAGGCGAGAAGAGAGGTAGTAAGTATCGTGGGACATCAAATGCGCAAAAAATCCACACGATTCTCTGCGAAATCCGCATAATTGAGGCCTTGAGAAGCGGATTCATAAGACCAAGGGAAATTGATGATTGAAGCTGGTCTACTCGTTTCAATGTTTTTTTATTTGGCCTTGTCGAATAAGGGTTAGTTCACAGGATTCTCAATCCTGTTATCCGGGTTCAAATCCCGGCGAGGCTACTATGTGTGGTGGCCGGGTCGGTTTACGGGCCGGTCTGCAAAACCGGTTAGGTTGGTTCAATTCCAACACCACACTCGATGATGGGTCGCGCCCATCTTGGACGAGTATGAGTTCGGGGGACCTCGTCTCAACGAAAATAATAAAACCCCGTCCATAGCCCTGTCGTATAACGGTTATTACATCGGGTTTTGGACCCGAGAATCGTGGTTCGACTCCACGTGGGGCCACACATTGGTGCTTGGTGTTAGTGGTTAGCATCCCGGTCTCCAAAACCGGCGGGGAAGGTTCGAGTCCTTCAGCACCTGCTTTTCATATCCTTTTACTTACATCGCCGGGATTTCCTTCCCGGTAGGAGGGTGTTACACTTATGGGCCGGGCCACCGGCCGGTCGCAATACACCCACAGGTATACAATACGTGATGTTACCCATTTTTACCCTGTTAATTCAATTGGTTAGAATACAGGTCTTCTAAACCTGACATATAGGTTCGAATCCTATACGGGGTACGAAATTTCCTATTTCCCAAAATCCGTATCGTTCGGTGATGGTCGACTTATCCGAAATCGAAATACACCGGCCCATCGCAAGGTGGTCCAAATACCGGTCCAAATCGTTGGTTGGCCTTTTTGGTGGTTTATGGGTAGATTTGCAAAACCACCTTTTTTATATATAATATATATGAGGAAATTTAGGGTATTACAAAATAGGAATTATGAGTGGCCGGTTACCCATATGTGGTATACCAAGAAAAAAGGTCAAACAATCGAGGAGATTATCGACACCGATCCCGAGTTCTTTATTTGGATGGTGGAAACGTTCCAAAACGTCACACCAAAGCAGGCCTCACATTTTCGCCAACGTACCGGCATAATTGTTCCCGGTATATTCATTCAGGACGTGGAACCTTACGACCATATACCTGCGGATCCCGATAAATTATATATGGAACTTTGTGATACACAGGACCTTCCCGGTACATTAAAAAAATATCGGGGTGTACAATTAAATTTATTTTAATTTATGGTTATATTATAAAAAAATCAAAACTATGATAGGAAATAAAAAATCGGCGATAATGATTATCCTTGAAAAGGTTCGGGATAACGTAATTTCGACGGAGGATGCATACACCATATTGGATGCATTGTTAAATGATAATACAAATTGGATTCCACCTACACAAGGCGGCGGTAATATTCCAATCGGCATTAATCCAATATATACAATGACCGGGTCATCAAAAAAGTTCCAATACCCGGCGGATGAAATGGAACATACAACAACACAAATCATTAATAACTAATGGGAAATCCAATAACGGTTCAGGAGGTACTCCAATTATTATTAAACATCCGGGTCGGTTATCCGAAATTTGCGCAGATGGTGGATGTGGATGGATTTATAGAGGTATATTCCGGCGTGGAGGGAAATGATATACCAATATGGTTATGGGAGAGGACCATGTGGATAATGACCCGGTTCGCCCAATTCCTATATAAATTTCCAATACAAAGTGAAATGGATGCGCGACCGCATACATTTACTGGGAACCCAAACTGTCAATGTTAAATTAATATAATATAATTATGAAAGGTGTAGACGAGGAATTTAAGAACATTTTATTCAAGGTATACGGTACCTTTGGATGTGGAAATTGTTTTAACCAATGGAGAATAATTCAGGAGGAATTTTTCGATTTCAAACGCGAAAAGGTTAACTGTAACGAATTGGATGAGGATGAGTTGAATAATTTAAAAATCCGTCAGGTTCCTGTTGTGATGATTTATGACGGCGATGCGTTGATAAAACGTTACAACGAGTATACCTCAACGGATGCCATAAGGGACTTTTTATATGAATACAAAAAAACAAAACAAGGCAGGTAATTCCATTTGGGAAACATTCGATACCATTACCGGCAAGTATAAACTTGGAAAACTTAAAACCGGGGGTTTTGAGGTGGTGAATTATAATGCCATAAAAAACTACCAACAAAAACGCATAGAGGTAAATTTCGAGGTCCTTTATGAGGTGGAGAAAAAGAAGTGGGGTATATGTAAGGATATATCGTGTATATATAACAACGAAAATATCGACACACTCGAACCAAATATCAAACAACTCATTAAAACGATGAAAACACAGGATGTCATCAAACCCGGAATGAAACGTGAGGAATGCCGTACCGGAAAAATTAAACAGGCCGGGTGGTATATTTATTACCTAAACTAACCGGTTGATCGTATCCTCCGTGAAGATTTTAAAGGAGAGGTTGTGTTTATTGCAGTAATCCAATGCATAACGCCACTTCTCCTTATTTTTTAACCATTGTTCCCAAGCGTATGTGTTTTGATTTGACGGCTTGTGGGTTTGATTCTTCGGCTTGATTTCAACGACCCAAATTGTTCCGTCCGTCAATTCAACCACGAAATCCGGATAATATGTATGAAATGCGCCGCCCAACATATATGGTATCCTCATACATTCCGACCCCCACCGTTTTACCTTCGGGCTATGTTCCAGCCAATTAATGAACCTCCATTCATATGAGGAGCGATATATTATTGGTTTTCCCTTTTGGGATTCAAATAATTTATGGCAGGTATCCGGGTGTACCGCCCCTTGGCGATAACGCGACTTTTTATCCGGCCGTAGTTTCTTTATATCCATATATAAAAAATCGGCGAAAACATAATAAAATTAAAAATTAATTCCGTGGAATTTTATTATTTGTTAAATGAATGTGATTGAATGTCCTGCGCAATAAAAAGAATAATAACATTGAATACCGCCTTTGTTTATGGGCCGATTTCGATATTTAATGAATTGAATATTGATATATCCAAAAACTGTTTTTATTCTTGGTCCGGTGATGGTGTTTGTTGGACGAATTGGGTAAATTACAATGACTACCATCGGCTATGCTCCAATATTGGGACCGATATGTTTTGGCGTGTTATGATCGCCGATTCGTTGAAGGCCGTCGTGGTGGATGGAAAACCAACAACGTGTTATACGGTCACACTCGACGATACCAATCCATTTTTGCAGGAATTTTGCGGTGTTGAAACACTATTCAATCCTTATGCCAACCTCGACTGTGCATTGTTGATGTATCAACAAATGTCGGATTCGATTATTTGTATGTTCGGTATTCCTATATATTACTTCAAGGTGGATCCAAATGCGGAGACCGCCGACTACACATTCAAGGAATACCTATTACATAACGTCACATCCGTAAAACAAATAAAACTAATGATTCCGGACGGTCAAATGCCAAGTTCCAAACCGGTATTTATGGACGATGACTTTAATTGGGAGGTTGATTGGGAGGTGGAGATAGGCAAGACCCAATTTGCGAGGGCATTTGGCGATAATGCCTTCCCAAACCAACGTGACATTATTTATATACCATTAATGAAACGTTTGTGGGAGGTTAACTCCGCCTGGGATGAGAAACAGGAGGGGTTTATGTGGCAATCGATGACGTGGAACCTTGCATTGATAAAATATAACGACAAGCCGAACGTGGATGAAGGCGAATTTTCAAATATAATTCAATCATTTATAGATAATTCCATGTTTGAAACATTCGGCAAACTTGAGGACCTCGAACAGGAACGTAAATCAGGTACCACGCAGGCCACCGATTTAGGCCACGTACCTAACTCTTTATATAATATATCCATGCAGGATGCCATTCGTAAGGAGTTTACGAAATCGTTGGCAATCAAGGAAAACCAATACCATCAAAAAAGTGTAATAGCAAGTCACCATAAATATCAATTTATGGACGGTGATATGGTTATATACCAACGCAAGGCCTGTACCGATTGCGGTGCCGTGTCAATATTGATGAACGATTCCATCGCCGTGGAACCAAACCTGACCTTGTTTGAAATGGGCAATGTTAAGGTCGAATACCATTATGACGAGGAAAAACAATGTGGGGTAATAAAATTCGGTAACCTATCACATCCACTATATTATGAATATAAATACCACGACCAAAAACAATATGTGTCTGATTTTGCCATATTAATACGTTGGAACAAGGCCAACTTCACAATCGACCTGAACATTTATCCTTATGTACATCGATTGGACGTTCCGGAGGATAAATTAAAACCTCATATGTGGTATTTTGATTTCGATAACCCGGTTTGTACCTTGACCGGAACCTACGATACCGAATATGCGACCATATCGCCGGTTGAGATGGTATTGCGTGGATGTTATGGTATGTCGGTATCCGGATTGAAGGTTTTCAATCAGGCCATCGATTTGAAGGAACTTCAATGTGAGGCGATTAAATACACCACAAATAATGCAAAATGTATGGTAAATGATTGCATCAAGCCGTGGGCGGATATTCTTGGATTCAGTTCAAAATAAAAACCGCGCAAATTTTTCATTTTAACGCGGTTTTAAAAGGTTTTTATTCAAAAATGATATAAATGTTCGTCCTCACGAAAAAAATTGTTTATATCGCATAAAAATCATTAATTTATTTTCACATCGAATGGAACAATATTAAGATTTCCTGTTATTGTTCCCGAACCTGCAGGTGTACTGATAATTAATTGATCGGATGTGGGGTTGACATTGTGTTTGATTGATATGGACTGTGCCTTAATCATTTTTTCAATCTCATTGGTAATGACTTCGTCAAGCGCACTCGCAAATGCGTTGGCAAACCTATCGGCATCATCACCCGGTTTTGATGGTAATGTGGCCTTGTATGCCTTAACGAGGGCGTTATGTAATGCCGTTTTTGTTTGTGGTTTTTGATCTGCCAACATAATTTATATATTTTATTTTTTAATTCTAACCCAAATTACATTGCCTTGACTGAAGAAATTTCCCGGCTTTAAGTTCAAAAGAATTCTTAACAAATTGTCCTGTTCACTCTCCTGATACGTTTCAATGGCCTTTTCCTTTGAGTAGTAGCGGACCATTTTTGAATCCGTATTTATTATAATAAACTCCGAGTCGGACGTTTGATTGTCCATTGGCTGCACCGTGAAAGTTTTCAAGGCCTCATTCAATATTGTCTCATTAATATGCCTCATAATTATAAAATTATTTTATTCTTACATAATATCTATCCACATCCGAATTGGGAAGTATATCGGTTTCATTAATAATATCGCCAATATTGGATTTTTCGAATGCCTTTTTTACATCCTCAATATCATCAGTTAATAGATTGAGATAATCGGCTATTTCATCCACCTTATTAAATGTCAATATTTCACCTTGGTTTACCCGTGGGAATATTGCGGCGAAGGTATATTTTTTATTACCTATGCTAAAGTCGATCGTAGACAAAGATTCTTGTAGTATTGATTCGTTTATATGTTTCATATTTCCAAATTATTTTACCAAAAAATACTTATTAAAAAATTCCCTACAATTTTTTTACATCATAAATTCCGAAGGCGGTCTACGATTGGTACATCCACGCACCTCGCATTTCATCCGGTCCAATTGTTCACAACGTACCTTTTCATCCATTAATTGGATTCTTAACTGTGCCTTTTCATCACGATGTTTGTTGAATAAATCCTCCAACTCATCCCGCTTACATTGTAGTTCCGCATACTTTTGTTCCCAATACAGTACCCGTTCCTTTTCCTCCTCATATAATTTTTTCCATTCTTCGCCTTCAAATGCCTCATTTTCAAGTACGGCCCTCCGCTTGTTTTGTTTATACATTAATATCGTGGACCCAAAGAATGCGGTCAGGGCCGTTACGATATAAGGTAATATCGATGTGATTATCTCCAACACTTTTCCGTCTTTTTTATATTAAAATAAAAAAATCCGGGGGTTGTTGTTAATCAAATTCACATATTGCCAAAAAGTATGCGTCGGCGATATCATCCACCTTCACATTCAACGGGTTCCGGAATCCGGTACAACGTTGGAAGGCATCAATGATGACATCCTTATCGGCGCCGCCGTTGCCCACCGCGGCCTTTTTTAATTGCATCGGCGATATAATATTGAAGGAAATATTATTTTCCAACAAAATATATCGCACCTGATAATTCAGTCCCGCAAGACCAACCACGTCACCACTTGCCCCGAAGGCGACCCCCTCAATTTGTACACATACATCATCCGCCTTATGGATTTTGTATATGGTAAAAAGAATGTCCTTAATGATTGTTGTTATTTCGTGGATATTATGTGTCTTGCACTGTTCCTTTTGAATATAGGTGGCATTCTCCGCGGGCGACCACTTATCATAACAGTGGTATGTGATATAATCACATTGTTCCTGTTTCCGGGTCAGTTTGCCGGTAATTATGTGATAATTGATTTTATTACCCACAATAACGGTTACCCCCGTGGAATTAATTGACAGGTCCAATCCGACGCGTATGTTTTTGATTTTTCCCATAATTGTATATAAAAAATCCGACAAATCATTAAATTTTTAAGGAAATCCTAATATATTAATATGTAAAATTATTGTTAAACATTAAAAATATTGGAAAATGAAAAAATAGGAGGTTGATATGGAAACAGGGGAATTAAATCGATATTTGGTAAGAAACCGAAACGGTTGGGAATTGGAATCATTTAACGAATTGACCGACGCACTCGATTGTATCGATAACTATGAAAAAATGGATATATACGAGGAGGCCTATGAACCGGGATTCTATGAAATTTATGATAATGAAAAAGGTAAGATTATTTGGCCATAAATAAAAAAAGGAACCGTTTAGGTTCCTTTTTTGTTATTATTCCCGTTTTATCGGTATTGGAAATGAGGCATTACCAAGTGAATGGTCAAACCCGTATGAAATATATTGGTGGTCACAGTCCAAATCTTTTACATCCGATTGCCTTTCCTTTTTTGTGTGGATATACCCCAATACATAATCGTGTGAGATACATATATGTAATATTACCCTATTTTTCGTGACTCCGGCAATTTCAACAGGTATGTATCCAATGGATGCCGTTATATGTATTCCGCATCCCATATAACCACTATATATACCAACATTTCCCGGAACATAATTCCCCAAGCCTACATTGGGTATATACTGGACTTCATTGGTTTTGAAAAATTCGGTAACATCATAATACAATCGTACAACACGGGATCTATTAAGTCCATAATTATCTGAACCATCATAAACATCCCAAGTATAAGTTTTTCCATCATATGTACCATACTTATTTCTATCGACTTCATAATTATTTGGGGTTGGACCTTTTTCATTATTTCTCCAATATGATTCAATATTAAGAACCCTAAAAAACCCAAATCGGCCAAATGATTGGAATGCAACCTCAATCGAATATTTGGTTAGATTGGTGTCGGATGATGCGGTTGTCCAATTCTTTCCATTTTTGTCAATATCCCGATATTCCATTCTATAAGGTTTTAATTTATTGGTACCACCTTCGGTCCAATTACCATTCGAATAAGGATAGGTAAAATCATAGTCGTTGATTTTGATGTTTTTACCTTTTATATTTATAGCGGTTTTGCCCGATTTGCCGATATTAATGGTAGTGTCCGCATCATAATTCGAATTGAGATTCATGGTTTTTAAAGATATATCTAATGTGGATGATGAACGAACGATATTAAAAAGATTATTGGAGCCATTAAAAATCTTAAAATCCCCACCCACATTCAAATCCATGCCTTTCACGGTTACGTAAGGTTTAGAATCATTCGTAATCAATATTGCCTGATTTGGATCGGATCCCGATACATCAATACCATTAACGGATAGAATCATTTTATTTTTCCTATCATATGTACCAAACCATATTTTTGTATTATTATACCCAATTATGGCATAATTTTCATTAAATATTGCGTTGGAATTGTTATTACCAATTTTTAATTTATCATTTCCATCATTTACCTTTATATAACCATACTCCTCATTATTTTGTTTGAATTTGATGGTTTGATAATTATGGATATTAAGTATTGTTGGTACAAGTGTCACTGGAATGGTTATATTAAAATCCGGGTGACCTTCGTTGGTTTTTAATACATACCCAAAATTGGCCTCCGCGGCCACACCAGTAACATTCGTCCCTCTCCATAAGGCGTGGACCATATCGTTATCGTCCCCGACCAGTTTTGAGGGAATATATAATCCGGCCGGTGTCGAATCCGAAATGATTGTGTTACCTGCGGGTCGGATTTCCATTAACATGGTATCAAGGGTTTTTGCCTCTATGGCCGCATTTTGACGTACCAATGTTGCGGAACACCGCCCCTCCCGAACAAATTGAGATAATGATGTTATTTCAATACCGGTTGGGTCGGTATTCGGATCGGAACTTCCATCCGGGAGTATGTACGCTATACTTGTCATACCAATACTCAACCCCTCCATATTGGATGACATCAATTCCTGCCATCCATTATCAACATAAATGGCAACCGCATTCCAAAAATACCCATCCTGCGGTACCACCTTAAACATGGGGATATAAAAATGGGCATCCGCGCCCTTTAATCCTTTTGCGATGATATTGGTTAACTGGCCATTAATCTTCCATACATAATCGCCCATGGCGGTACTCCACGCTATTGTCGGGAATTGTTCCGCCTTAACATATGTGTATGTTTTATTTTCGGCATCCCATTCGAATGATACAAAACAGGTCATATCCTCAAATCCATCGGTCGTATCGGTAATATCCCCGACACGTTCGTCCTGAAATATATATAATTGTGCAGGTGCCAATAACGTTTCCTCCACATTGTCGAGATAAAACATTAAAATTTTATCATTGGCCGTAAAATAATCGACCGCGGATTTGGAACCTATTGGTTTGTATTTATTGATGCCGGCAAGAATCGTTTTTAATGATTCAAAACCGCCATCCCATTCATCCAAATTGGCATCCTCGAATATTACCTTAACGATTTTTTTACCTTCGTCCGTAAATTGGTTTCCATCCAAAATCGCAACCTCCTTTATTTTGGTATTCTCACCTTGTTGACCACGATAGATAGGGGCGGAAACAATTTTTTTGAAGTTATCGTTTATTAATGCAAACGCCTCGTTAAGGGAGTCGGAGAACCGTTCGTCGGTTAAATCCGGAGCCACTATTTCATTTATTATCTTTAATGGATTATCACTCATCGTTATATTGTTATTTTAACGTATATATTATGGTGTAGTTGTTAACTATTTTTATTTCATTACCGGTCTTTTCCGGGATGCTTTCCAAAGTAATTTTTTTATTATATAATTTTATAATATATTGCCTTACAAAATTCTTCAAATTATCATCAGGATTATCCCCGCCATACATTTGAATACAAAAATCCTCCAACAATATATCCTCATTATTTACGTCATCATCCTGTTCGGTTATGGTAATTGAAGGTTTTAATTTCCTTAACATTGAGGCCTCATACCATTGATATTCAGGTACATAATCATATGTTTCGTTTGTTGAACGTTTTTTATCCGCCATTTTTGCATCATAATCATAATAATTTATATGGTCGTCCTCCTTATTCAACGAATCGTACCCGATACTTGGATATGTGGGCTTATATTTCGATGGGAGATTGTCAATAAATACACGTCCCAATTCCTCTCCATAATAGTCCGTATATTGTTTTACCCAATAACGGAAGTTGTAATATGTTTTATCCGCACCATCCTCCGGCCGTGTAGGAATAAACATAGGGTAAAGGTTTCCACCATAACGATATAATTGAACACAAAAGTCGTTCCGTTTTATATATTCAAACTCGGTAACATTAACCGTTGGCCCCCCAATCGTTTTATAATTTAATGATTTATTAATCGTAACCTTTGATGGTCGCACCACCGATTTGGATAATGCAACCATTAATTTTCCAATCCTATCCTCCTCGGTTTTAGGACTACCGGTTGGGAAAAGTTCATCGGCGTGTGATATAAAATAGTTTAGGGATAATCGTTCGGATGTATCCGCATAATCATTTCTTTCCCCGATATTTATTATGATGTATATTGGTTTACCCTCATCGGTTTCCTTCTTGATGGTACATTGGGTGCAATCATTGCCATTATATAAAATATTTATCATATAAATGGTTACATCACCATTAAATTTTCCAATTTCTTTGATAAAATTATTCGAATCGGTTACATCATATTTGATCAAATTCATCCAAAATACCTTTGAATCCTTATTGATCGTAAATTTACTATAATAAGGTTTAACATAATTGGATATCCACGCCGATCCGGTCATCACCTCATTATCCGTATTTAAATCCTTATTTATTAATGATGATATCAATCCATCATTACCGACACAATCATAAAAATTCACCCAATCATTGGCAAACATGCCCGGTGACGAGGACGTTGTCGACATTATTGGCGTGGCATCAAACATACCGTCATTATTTCCGACCAGTTCACCTGATTTATATACATCATAATTCAATCCCTTATAAAAGTTGAATATTTGATCCGGATTGTCATACAAACGCCAATAACAGGTTTGTTGATTTATCTTGTTTTCGTGGATGATATCAATACATTCGTAATCACGGAGATAATCCAACGCATTAGTATTATAGTCCCCGTGCGGCGTTGCCATGGAGGTGCGGTATTTACCCCCAATAATATCATCAATATCAATACGTTTCTTTCCAATAAAATCGAAATTGGTAAGGAAATCATATAACTTAATATTGGAACATTTCATCCTAACATCAAAATCCGGTGCATTCGACATAAACACACTATAAATCATTGGTGCATTTATAAGTGATTTCCGTGCGGATTCATCCAATATTAGATCATCAACGTCAAAAAAGAAACGGAAATTAAATAACTGTTTGCAAATGATATGGTTATCCGAAAATAACTTCATTATCATATTCATTTGTTCCAACATTGGGCGCTCCCTATATTGCAGGTCGGTAATAATATTATTTACACCTTTCGTTACCACATCGCCGCTTTCACAATCGATACCGCTTATGGTCGCCGTGCGTTCGGATAGGTTTATGTTTATGAGGTCGGTATTAAGATTTATGGCCTCGATATATTCCTTTATGTAATTATATATTTTTGTATTATACCCCCCGCCTATCCTTAACACCATTTTAATACCATCATTATTGGGTGAAAGGAGATCCTCCGTCGAGCCGTGTGTATATTTTACCTTCGGTGAACCGGGAATGGTTGCCGTATCCGGGCGTGTCATACAAAAAACGAAACGTAGGCCATTTTTGGTGAAATCCTCGATGGAGTCCATCCAAAAGGGACAAAAGAATGAGAATTGTTTCCCATAAAGACCCACGTTCTCCCTACGGGCGCCCATTTCATATTGTTGTTCCATGGTTGCCGTTTGAGGCGATTTGGTCACATCATCCACGTGGATGGGGTAATCGGTTTTAAGTATTGGCGTGGTCTTTTTAAGGAAAAATTCACCCGCGATTTTTTTATATAGTTTTAATATATTATCCCGGTGCGGGTAATTAAGGGCATTTTCACTTAC